GCTTTTTGAATACCGTCCACGGGAGGGTATCACGCGACGGGCATCTGCATCCTTTATACACCCGCGCGCACCCGTCCCGCAATCGCTTGACACCAAGGAAACCATCACGTGAAAGATTCAACCTGATACTCGCAAGGAAAGGACAAGAATGCGCGCATGCCAGCAACCAGCAGAACCTACCAATCTATCGCGCCATGAATAAGAGACTCAGGGTGCGCCTCGGCTATGAGATTCCAGGCGGCGCTGAAGTGTGCGTACCAGCGATCCAATGAATAGCAGACCAACCGGAATCATACGCACGTTGCCTGCACTTTACGGCAACGCTTCTATCAGCGCAAAGAGGTTCAAAGCTGCGATCAAGCGACTTGAGAGCGGTGATGAAGCGGTTGTGTACATCGCGCTCGCACAACGCCCGCGAATCGAAGTTTTGCACATGTATCTTTTAATCGAAGGAAAGATACATGTGCGACTCAACATCGCAGGCTACGAAGATGGTCACGCGGCAGAGTGCTTTGATAAGACAATCAGACGCCCTAAGTATTGGGCTGTTTGTACCGGGCCGGTTAGCCGCCCGTCAGAGCCGATAGCGCGGCGCGGCTTTCAGGGGATTAGATACACGGAAGGGCTTTGGTAATGAAAGAAGACTTTCAGTTCGAAGCGTTAGAGCGCTGGCCGTATGCGAAGCCCGGCAACCGGCGCGCGACGTTCAAGGCTAATTACAGCAAGACGCTCGCGCAACTTCGTGCGGAACTCTCACGAGCGGGCGCGCGCTCAGTCGTGATCCAGTCCGGCCATCGCGGGGAAGACATCCGCTTCGATGGCCTGCCCAAGGTGAACGCGCTCTCTCCGCGCTTCGCTGGCGTCTGCCTCATCTTCGAGAAGTGGAAGCCTATCGGGAAGAAGAACGAAGCGGGCCAGCCTCTCGGCGTTTACGAGACGCTTGAGTTCCCATGCGCGACCTATAGCCACTGGGAAGACAACTTGCGCGCCATCGTTCTCACGCTCGAAGCTCTGCGAGCGGTCGCACGCTACGGCGTCGCAGGCACTGGCACTTCCGAGGCAGGTAAGACGGAAGAGGCGAAACAGTATGCTGGCTTCGCGCGCAAGAAAATTGGGGATGAGGGAGCGCGACACAATGGCAAGCAGGAGATGACTCCTGAAGCTGCCGCATCAATCCTGGTTGCCTGCGCAGAGGGCGGCTGGACAGTCCAGGGCGTCTTGAGTGGCCGCGCCGAGATGGAAGCGTGCTTTAAGCAGGCGGCGAAGAACTCGCACCCGGACGCAGGCGGCACAGATAATTCGTTTGTCGCGGTCAGCCAGGCCGTCGCAGTTCTGCGGAGACACTTCAACGCCGCGGCATCATCATGAGTTTGTTCTACCAACCCACAGAAAGGAGGAAGCCCACTCTATGCGCTTGTACGGGTAGCCTTCCCGAAAATAGGCGAATGATTATATGCAACTGAAGAGGAGTGGAAGCTCGACACCGGTGCGTCTCAAGCCCGGCGGCAATCCGGGCTTCCACCTCGATCTCAATGAGCGGGGAAAAGATGAGCGAAGAAGACGAAAAACAGGACGACAATGCTCAATGGTGGTTACCCGTCGAGGAAGACGACTCAGGCGTGATCCACGTCGAGCAGCCTGACCGGTGGGTGACTATCGCCAACACGACGGCTAGGGACAGGCGCGTGAGTCTCGCGGGCCGGGGCCTCGTTCTTTACCTGATGAGCCATAAGACGGGCTGGAAGATTCGCGTCGCCGATCTGGTCAGGCAATCGCCGGAAGGACGCGATAGGATTTACAGCCTGATTAACGAGTTAAGGCGCTTCCGTTACATCCTTCGGAACCAGAAACGGCGCGATAACGGCACATATTATTGGAAATATGCGGCTTATGGCGTTCCGGTCGGCCCTGAAATGACAGATGAAGAGTGGGCGAAAGAAAACCCCAAACGTAAGAAACGAAAGGCCGAAGGGGAATCCTTACCATTTCCTGAAAAACCGGATATGGACAAACCGGATACGGTTAAACCAGATATGGTTCGTCCAGATATGGCTCAGCCAGATACGGTCGAACCAGATACGGATGAGCCGGATGGTAAAACTAAAGAATTACTATCCGAAGAATTACCATCTCAAGAATCACCAACCGAAGAAAAACCACACACAGAAAAGGCGTCGCCGCCGGGAGCGGCTGACGCTTCAGACGCGGGTGTGCGTGTGGGTAAAAGTAGATTCGATTGGGAAACTGCTATGGCCTGGGCGACAGAGGAGAAAGCCGCTGACCCGGATGTGCGCTCGGCGAAGGCACTCGCCATCGCAGCCTTTGAGTCGGGCAGCCGTGATTATCTGATCGAGATTTGGATTGCAGGGAAGCAGAAGAGCGAGGGCAAGAAGCTTCAGCCCGCTGACACGAACTGCTCAAAGTGTAACGGCAGTGGATGGGAGACAGTTCCGGGCAAGGGTGCGCGCCCGTGCCAATGCCGTACTGGAAAGGAAGGCAAGTGATGCCATTAACGATTACGGCTGAAGAAAAAGAACGACTGATTGAGAGTTCCCTGCAAACAATGCGCGAGTGGCAGAGGCCAATCATCATTGAAACAAATATTACGATCACCGTCGGGTTGATCAGCATGCTTCAACTTGCGCTTCGCCACCCGGCCACGGCTGAACGTCCAACAACTGCGATAGTCGAAAGGTTCACACGCAACCTGATTGAAGGGCTTGATCCAACGCACGGGGATTTTTACTTATTCCTGATGCTCGGCTTTAACCCGGACTTTGACGAATAACCGGAGGGTGTGATGGCAGTCAGGCTTGTTCAGTTTCTCTGTCCCCATCGTCACTGCATCGTGGCGGGCGCTTACGAGGAAGGGCAGGGAAGTAAGGAGAAAACAATCGGCATTCTCCAGGACAGTATGAGAGCGCTGGGGATAGAGGAGCGTTGCGCGTTGTGCGGCTCAACCGATCTTGAGTTTGAAGACCGGCTGACGAAATACGCGACGATGCAGGAAGCCGCCCCGGCCCTGGGCGAAACGGCGCAAAAGAACGCGATGACGCGTGAGTTGATTGATTCTTTCCGTGCGACGCGCAGGAATTGAGGTGAACGATGGAAGAACCACAAACAGAATCGGAATGGCAAGAAGCGGTTGACCTGGCGGATTTTTATCTGCACCTGCACGCGGCTGTCGCTTACGGCCTAGTCACATACACCGGCGAGATCAACGTCGAGCGGTGCCAATATATTTTGCAGTATGGGCGAGACCGAAATATCACACCGCACTCTGATGCGGTCGAGCGCATTACGCGCAGGCTAGGGGAGGCGTTGGGGTTTTGATGAGCGGAAATAAGAATCGGGGAATTGAATTAAATGAGCGGTTCAAGCTCTTCCCGGAAGAGATCGCCGCTGATGATCCGGCTGTCATCATCCAGTATTACCGCGCTTCGTTTGAGACCTTCCAGCGACAGCTCTCAGAAATTCAGGAGGAGCACGATTTGACGATGAAGATGATGGCCGTGCTCGCTCAAAAATTCGGGGGAATGATCCAGGTGGACGACGCGGACGTGCGCGCGCTTCCAAAAGACTACTCAATCGAATTGAAGTTTTTCCCGACGACTCGGGTGTTTGTGTTGACATACCACCCGCCCGAAGGGGAGAAGGGAGTATAGGTGATTATGTGAGTTATGACACTTGAAGAAGAGATCAGCGAGCAGGTTGAGTACCTCCGAATGCATAGAAGTAGATGCGACTACACATAAGAAGGTGCGACTAGCACAGAAGTGAGTGCGACTGGTAAAGAAGTCGTTATTGACGGTGTTGCACATGGACGAATTCGACCTCGACAGCCTGACCCTTGAAGAGCACCAAGCCATCCGTAAGCTTGAGCTATTAGCCAAACGATGGCCCAAATCGCTCTGGCTCTATTCGGCCAGTGGCACGCTCTACGTCATGCGCTGCGGCGAGGACGATCCGCGCTCAACCGAACAGAAGTACGCCGTCATTAGTATCAACATCCCGAACGATGGCGGCGATTGGTAGAAAAGCAGTCGCGCCTTCTTCTGTGAAAACCGGAACCAGTCGCGTTCACTGTTGTGAGCAGTCGCACTCTCTTATGTGTGAAAAGAGCTAAAACGGATGCTTTAGTCGCAATCACTTCTGTGTATTAGGAGTACCTGCACGAACTTGATGCCGAGATAGCTAAAGAGACCGACTGGTACATTCTTGGCGATCTCCAGAAGAACTATGACGCAGCCTATGAGCGCCTTGAGAGGCTGGAGGAGGAGATGCGAGATGCCCAAGACGAGAAGAGTCGAATTTAAGTTCATTGAATTAATGGAAACGAAAAGGCCGTCGCGCGAGCGAATAATCGCGCGACGGCCTTTTCAATGACGGGAAAGCTCCCGTGTATTTTTCTGAGGCAAAGTTGGACGCCGCGTATCGGTCGCCTCGCGCCATCAGCGCCCAAGTAAGTAGGACGCCCCGGTGAACCTGCCCCGCTTGACTCACGTGTAGGCTGAGTATCAGCCCTCACACCAGGGACTGTCAATCTCTTTTACGTTGCGTAAATAAATTATTTCGGTTACTTTGCCAATTATTGTGGGAGTTCCCGTGCCACCACAAAATGTGGTGGCCTTACCTTCAACCATTCAAAGAAAGGATTTCAAGCTTATGTCTGAATCATCTCACGGCACGGATGGCCGCAGTGGAGCATCAACTGGAGCTGGTGCAGCCGCACCGGCGCAGGAGACGCAGCAGAACAAGCTTAAGGACAAAAAGGACTTCGAGCCGATCACTAACGTTGACCGCGCCGACCAGGAGCTGCGCCGCGCAGGTTACGGCCACAACGCCGTCACGCTCATCACGGACGGAATCAAGAGCCAGGAAATCTGTCTCTTCAAGAGCACGTTAAACGAGGGACAGTTCAAACTCGGGGCATGGCCGCAAACAGCCGATCTGTCCGCCTAAGCAAGTCAGTGATAAGTGATGGGTGAGTCTCACCCATCACTTATTAATCTTCAGGGGGGCGCGCGCGCTTTTGACGAAGGGGGTACTTGTTACCCGTTTGGGCCTTCGTGCAGAATCGCGTGCGATGAAGAATAGGGGTCTCGCAGGCGGCTTTAATTTCGACCAACCGAAGAAATCACAAGCCTTAATCCCCACCGAAAGCTCAGTTCTCGCCAGCATACAAGATCATTGCCGCTGGAACCGTATCTATTTCCAGCGCACCAACAGCGGCAAGGTTCAAGTCGGAAAACACTGGATAAAGCTTTGCGACGAGGGTACGCCCGATCTGTTGATCTGCTACCGGGGGCTATTTCTCGGCTGCGAAACCAAGCGGCTCAATGAGACGGCGCGTGAGACGCAAATCACCGAACACGTGAAGATCACAAAAGCAGGTGGATTCGTCATCGTCGCACATTCAAGGGACGAATTTTGTGCGGGCCTCAAGGAGATTGATAATCTCCTCAATAATCTAATCTGGATGTTGTTTGGAATCGTAAACAGGTGAAGGCCGCGTCCGCTTCTTCGACTACTAATCGAAGAAGCGGACGCGGCCTTTTGGCATTAGATGCAAACCGGGGAAGAGCTGACTTTTTGTTTGGCTACTCGAAGAGGCTCTTCCTTCGGCAAGCGCATGAGATAGACGCTCATCAATTAAAACATCCATCTGTCACAAATGTATTTCTTTTTGACAGGGGTGTCAATTTAATTTGCATGGGTGCTCTTGAAATTGAGGAAGAGCGCTCTATGAGACAGGGAAAGCAGCCCTCCACTCCGGCGATCCGCTGGACACACATCGGATTCAATTTATGGCGATGCACGGCGGTCGAAGACGCCACAGGGAGGAAAACGGTCGTCGCAGACGTGCAGGGTTACGGCGAGGAAGACCGCGAGCGCTGCGGTACATGGGATGAAGAGGAGATCGGGGGCACGTGGCGGGCTGTGATGGCCGAGGGTCGCGTGCTGAATCCGAAATATCTCTTCAAGGCTCTGTATGACGCCAAGTGTGCAGTCGAGGTCGAGTTCTTTGCGAAACTTCAGCCTGGAGTAAGCGAAGGGGAGAAAGCGGTGGTTCTTAAGGCATTATGGAAATCGCCCTGCGATTTTCAGTTGCTATTAATCCGCACGGGATTTGAGCCTGCTCTCCTATCGGACGTGATCGCCGCGCTGCATTCGAGTCAAATGATCCGCATCGAACGTCGCGGCGCTTTTTATTACTATCTACTGGAGCCAGGAGTTTTCGAGATAGAGACCTTTCGCAAGCTCCGGTCCCGACCAGCGCGCCGGGCGACTCGCCCAGGAAAAGTGAAATATGTGGCTCCGGTTAATGACGCTCTCACGGGCAGCACCGAGTCACCGCCGGAGATGAGGCACGTCCTGGAGGGTCCGGTAGCGAAGCGCGGGAGAAAGCCACAGGATTTGACCGGGCGACGGTTCGCGCGTCTCACTGTGCTTTCGTTGTCTGAGAAAAGGATTAGAGGCTCGCGCGCTTGGGTCTGCAAATGCCGATGCGGAACACGAAGAATCGTTCCCACTTCTCACCTGAGAAATGGACAGGTCAAGCGCTGCCGCAACTGCTCCGGGCTGGCTATGCACAAAAGATTCGCTCGCGAGTTGCAGGAGATCGAGGCGGGGCAGGTTGTCAAAATTTAGTCCACGTATTGACAGGATAAAGCTGTCCGAAAAGCGATCTTAAAGAACATCCTTTGGGTCGGATAATAATCCTTATGCTCATTGCCTGGTCAGACTGACCCTTTTCTGATAATCCACTTGAACCTCATCTTAAACTTTAATGGGAACCCAAAGGTCTGCTTAATCGGGAGATAGTAGATGAACGCTCCGGCTGCAAACGATATAATTGAATCACATTCAAGCGATTCACCCGCCTTAGACAGCGCTTGCGAGCACCAGCGCTGGGAATCCTGGTTAGATATGACGAGATTGCTCGATGGGCAGGATCAACCCACCGGCCTCTTTATCTTGAAGCTGCGACTGCGCTGTCTTCGATGCAAGATGGATTTTCTGTTTGAGCAGCAAGAGTTGGTAGCGTTCTCTACAGATCGCGTCGAGATGTCCGTTGCTATGAAGGTAGCGAATGACCTGGGTGTGCTCGATTGTTCTGAAGATGCACGTCCTTCTTGAGCTTAGAGATGATCATCTATAGTCCATCGTCTAAAGTCGTCCCGCGATAATTTACTTTCCTCCCAAAATAATGTTTACTATGGCGGCGGTCTGCGCAAGACCCATTTGTTTCCACCAAATCCATTTACCAGGAGAATTCCAAAGTGAGCGTCAGAGCTACAAAAAAGAGCACGGCTTTACCTAGTATTGGTTTTCCTCTTACTGATCGCGTCCTTGTCGAGCGCGCTGAGGAGCGAGAGCAAACCAAGGGCGGAATCATCATTCCCGACCAAGCTAAAGACAGACCGTCTGAAGGCGTGGTGGTGGCCGTCGGCCAGGGAAAGCGTCGAGCGGACGGTGAGCGAATCACGCCGGATGTCGAAGTGGGCGACCGCGTGGTCTTTGGCAAACACAGCGGCAACGAGATTGCGATTGAAGGTCGCGAACTTGTGATTATGCGTGAAGAGGAGATTTTATTGCGCTTCCCGCGAAAAGGTGAAGTCTCTATTCACATGCAGGAGCGCGGAACTGTCAAAAGGTAAATTTATTTTTTCACCAGCCGTTGATAAACAGCGGCATAACAGCCGGAAGGAGATAGTTCATGTCCAAAGATTTAAGCGCAGAACAGGGATCTGATCCTTATCTAAACCTTGATAAGGCGGAAATCATCCCGGTTGCCGAAGGCCGAGTATTCAGGATTTATTATCCGGGTGGACGCTTTAACTTGGTAGAAGCGTCTCAAGCCGAGAGGTTCGCAAATCGGATTTTATCTCAGGTTCGTAGCGCTACTAAGGCAGAGCCTGAAGGCTCCCCTAAGTTTCAGTCCGAAGCAGTGGCCGAACCGCCGTGCGAGCAGTCGGCACCCTGCCCTGTGTGCGTAGAATATGAGAAGCGACTTTTAGACACGGGCTATTTACTGGGCAAAGCCTCACAGCCTTGGCCGGACGAGCCACCTGCTTCTCCGCCTTCATCACTTGGGGTGCGGATTTTACCGAGGCTTGATAAGGAGAAGACGAAAAATGATCTGGATTGCATCTCACGTCTTCTTTACGAACATCGGCAGACGCATGGGCCTACAAGGCGCTAAAGCGGCGTAAGGGTTGTCATGATGAACTTTGAACGTTGGGTGCAGTTATGCACCTGTGGCGGACCTCAGCCTGGCTTATCGGGCGACCGCGCGGACGAGCACATGCCGGAGTGCGAGTACCGTCTCCAGTTGCAGTTGCAGGATGCCGGGCCTCAAAAGCAGATTCTTGAGCGTGGCACAAGCTACCTCATCTTCGCTGAAGATAGAGCGATGCGCGGTCGCTCTATCTTTTGTCTCAAGTGCAACCAGGAGAGTTATAACCCCCAGGATGTCGAGCAAAAGTATTGCGGGCATTGTCATGCCTACCACATGAGCGGCGTCTAAAGGAGTGTAATGAGCATTCAAGACATGCGAATCGGCGACACGATCTTCAGCGTTGATGGGACTGTGTACAAAGTAGTGAAGAAGTTCGGCGACAAGGTAAAGGCTCGCGCAGTTGACCCACCAAAGCTTCTGAAGACATTCCGCGATGAGAAATTATTCTGTGTAGATTTTGATGATGGACTTTGGCAGGAGATTGTCAACTCATGAAAGGACAAAAGGACACGATGAAGATCGAAGACATAGCTTTTATCTGTCACTAAGCGAACCGCGCTTTGTGTGAATCACAGGGAGACCTATCTCAGCCTATGTGGGCCGCAGCTCTTGAGTGGCAGCGCGAGAGTGCGATTCACGGCGTACAGTTTCACCTGGATAACCCAGATGCAAGTGCCTCTGCCAGTCACGAAAGCTGGCTGAAAGAGAAGCTTGATCAAGGTTGGAGATATGGGTCTGTGAAGAACCCGGACACTGTTCCCTTCAGTGAGCTGCCGCCAGAACAACAGGCAAAAGACCATCTCTTTAGCGGTATCGTGCGCTCTCTCGTCTTTCCTATGAACTATCGCCGCGCAGATCTAAAAATGTTGGAGCGCCGACGGCGTTATGAGCGCGAGCTGAGAGACGTGGTTCATCTAGAGCGGCACATCAGACCGTCTCCCAACATGCCGCAGAATTTGTTGAGCGCGAGTATGGGTCGCGACGCAGGGCGATTTGGGGTCGAAGCTCTTGATCTGGTCGTGAAGTACAAAAACGATGAAAAGGGCGAAAACAGCCAGGGCGTCTCGTTAGACGACATCGTAGCAGCCTCCAGGAAGGCTTTTCAGGTAGCGACGAAGGCAAGGATATGGCGCGCGGTGAGTTCCGGGAATCGTTTTGATGAGATGCTGGATTTCTTTCTATTCGAGAAGGGTGAATGAAGTTGAGGAAAGACAAAAAACTTTACCGACAGCGGCGCAAGGCGCGAAAGAAAGCCATCCGCCACCAACACGCGGCAATGAACTTTCGCGGCATTCCTCGCCGTCTAAATGGTTCACGACTCGGATTACGCAGGCGAATGCTTATTGACTTTGCAGCGGGTTTCACAACAAATCCGTAATGTGTCATTTATGGGAGCAGAACCGCTTTCAAGATACAAGCTTTAGTTCGCCGTTTTCAATAAAGCACAACATGAAGTGCTGGTTTGGAAACAATGCTCCCGAAACTGACCGATTACACAAATCCATCAAGGAAAGGACATCTCGATGAAGAGACGATCTAAAGAGCAAGAAACAGGAATTCTTAACTACCTGCTCTCGGCAATGAAGCTGCGAGTAAAGAAATTAAAGAAGTGGCGAGAGCAGCTTAATCAAATGATTGAGAAGGCTGAAAGCGAAGTCAATGATTTAGAGGAATCGCTTGCCGGTCTTCAAGAATGAGTTCGGAATTAAGTAGTTATATGGGCCTCCTGAGAGTAAGCGCGTGACGTTCGGTTGAACCCTTCGGGGAATCCGGCCACTGATAACCCGCTCGTGAAATAAAACGGTGGCTTGCTCTCGGCCCCTTCCCCTTTCGTGATGAGAACAGTCGTCAGGCTCTACCATTTCTTCATGGCACACTTGGACGGCTACGGTGAGCCGTTTGCGCTGTGTGATGACTGCAAGCGCAGCTACCGAGTACCGGATCATTGCACGATGGAACTCTTCTCTTATTCGACGAGCAGGCGCTGCGGCAAGTGCGGCAAGCGGGAGTCTGATAATGAAGTGGACTAATCATGTTGAGTCGGATGGTTTCGCTTCGCGGTTTACTGGCTGCGGCTGCTCGATTCCTGTCCTCTTATTTATTCTCTTACTCGTAATTCTTTGCGGGGCGAAGCTGTGAAAACTTTAACCGAGATGGACGACGGAGAGTTGGTTGAATGCTCCCCCACTTCCAAAGAAGGGGATTCTTTTACAGTTAGGGAAAGGTGAGTGGTTTTATGTTGAGGCTAAAAGCAAGGTTGATTTCTAAAGACGGTAGTCGCAGTCGAGAGCCGCTTGTGGAGGCTACGGTGGAATTTGATTCGGGCTTTGTCTCTGTTTACTCAGAGCGACTTGCCGAGAGTCCAGAGGCCGCAGAAGAGTGGCTTGCAGAACACGCCGAAGCGATTCTGTTAGCCAAGTGTTCTATCATTTTCACTCTTGAACATACTCCAAAGTAGAAGCCAAATCTTGAAAGCGATTTGGCAATGGCTACGCATTCCTCTCTCACTTAAAAGAGAGTGTCTCTTGCGAGGTTTTGATGAAGTCTCCCCGCGCTAAAGCAGCGCGGTTTCACTTGCGAGGTAATTATGGCTGATATGACTGCTGAGACTAAATGGTTACAAGACCATTACCGCGAACACGTTGACGCAGGCTTTGTTAACGTCGGCTCTTTGGAGAGTGCTCTAGCCGAGCAGTTTGACTATGAGTTGACCCCGACGTTAATAGCGGGCTTTCGCCCTGTTATTATTGAAGAAATAGAGTTTAATGCATGAAACATTATCAGACGAGGAGGAGGATGGCTTGAAAAACAAACCAATACCGGTAGGTGAAGCCACAAAGATTGCTGAATGGTACAACTACGATCAAGTAATCATAGTTGCCTGGAATGCAGAGACCGGCGGGACTCATATCACCACTTTTGGAACTCTTCCTAAATACAAAAAGATGGCAGCGCAAGGTGGGGATCGTATCGCTGAGATTCTTGGTCTCGAAGGTCAGACAGTCTATGAAGATTATGTTGGTGAGCGATGAAAACAAAATCTCTGATGTGTTTGCTCAAGGTTAGGTGCTGGCACATCTCCTCAAAAGAAAAATAGCGGGTGCAATAGTTACATCCGCTTTCAAATTACGAAAGATTCTGTCCCTTATAGCATACCCCCTATTTTTACGCCTCATCCAAATCTATATAGTCCACCCTCAATCGGACGTAGGATCCGAGACGGCGAAAATCAGGCATCGGCTCCCCGCCCTTTCGCTACCATCCGTTCGGTTGAGATTCGTTTATGGCTTTCTCGTTACTGAAAAAGAAGAAAGATATTGAGGATAAGCCTCTTCAGACGAGCGCTGCCACCACCACATCACCGGCGCAATCTCAACCAGCTTCCAAAGAGAAACCCCAGTCGGCTGACGACGGCGCTGTTCATGACAGCGGGGCCCAGGCTCATCCCTGGTGGCCTCGCTTCGGCACACCGCCCTTCGTTGAGCCAAGCCGCCAAGAGCCAACCACGGAAGAGCCGATGCCAGCCGTCAACACTAACGCGGCGCGGCCTGGTCCCACTGCGGACGCCGCTGCCCCATTGGATGACGTAGAAAGAGCGCGTCAGGAACTCGATAGGATTCAGAGCGCACCCATAACGAAAAAGAATAATCGTTTCGTCTCAGCGCTAATGGCAGCAATAGCCAAGGCAGGCGAGATGGCTCGGATCAATCTTCAGACCGGGCAGAACAACGCCCAGGGCGCGTTCGCTCTCGCCGGAGCCGCCGGAGCAGGCGCACTCGGCGGAGGCGCGATTGATCAACTCTACGACGAGAAGCAGGATCGTGCGCGCGAGGTGGCGAAAGCGCAACAAAAATATGATTACACTCTCCAGCGCTCCGATGCTTCAGCCGCTATTGCCAAAAGGCGCGCCGATGCAGTCGAAACTGCTGCTGGCCCGCAGATTGAGCGAGACAAAATCAAGGCCCAGCGGGGTGTGCAGGAGAAGCGCCTGGAGATGGAAGAGAAACAGCGCCTCACGCAGCAATATAATTCTCTGCCCACGTTTGACCCGAATGATCCGGCTAATGCCGACTTCCTCGCACAGGCAAAGACTGCCGGTGTGAGCCTTCCGCCCAAAGAGAAGGGCGACAAAGTAAACATGACGGTCCTGCCGGATGGCCGTGTGGTCGAACAGCGTGTCAACGCCAAAGGTGATAGCTCTTACAAATATGCTGACGTGGACGGCAAGCCAATCGTCGCGCCCAAGCCTCACGATCTGAAAATTCCAGACACCTTCTACAAGGGCAAAGACAAGGATGCCTTGAAAGTTTCTGCTCTGGCATCAGTTCTCTCTTCAGGAAAATACAACAACGCCCAGGTCAAGCCGGAAATCTTGAACGCCTATGGTGGCGATATGGAGAGGGTCAACCGCGCGATCCGCAATGGCGAGCTATCGGCCAGCCAGGCTTTCAGTGATCCGCAGAAAGGCGCTGCCTTCGACGCCGAGGTGGCCGCTGCGCAGAGCAGCTCCTACTCCAGAGCGCAGGATTTCGACCGTGCGATAGATATGACCTCGCGCGACTCATCAGCCAAGCGGATCAGTTACGCACAGTTCGAGCGCGCTTACGGCCAGTACCAGCAAGATCTCGCGCGCGCGCGCTCACAGAAAGACAAGGAGCAGGCGCGCACGGAGTTCGAGAAATTTTTAGCGGGCGTTAGGCTCGTAGATTAGTCAAACTATTCAACCTTTGCAAAGGAGCCAGTCAAGTAAACCAATGAAACGTTTTTCAATTGTCCTAACCCTCCTCTTCCTCACCCTCACGATCACTACGGTTGCCAGCGCGCAGAACACGCACGCTGGCGGCCAGAGTGGGTCGGTCACAAACAACGCGCTGATCAAATCGGTCGGCGATAACAAAATCTCGTCTTCCATCGTTGCCGACGACGGCGCGACTGCCACAGTCACAGGCGCATTGGCAGTCACGGGCGTGGAGACTGTCACAGGCGCATTGACCGCATCGGGCGGCGCAAGCGTCACAGGTAGATTCGTCGGCTACTCGACCAAGACGGCGTTGACGCCAGCCGCGACTGTCACCCTGGCTTCGACCGGCGGAAATTTCTTTACTCTAACGCCCGGCGAAGATGAAACGATCAACGCCACCACGGTTGGCGTTCAAGGTCAATTGCTCTTCCTGGAGGTCGTCACTTCAGGCACTACGTCTCGCACCTTAACCTTTGGTACCAACTTCAAAAGCACGGGCACACTGGCGACCGGCACAACCAGTGCGAAGACGTTCATGCTTCAGTTCCTCAGCGATGGAACTAATTACGTGGAGGTCACGCGCACCACTGCACAGTAAGTAGAGATGAGCACACATTCTCCCTCTCCCAATATCACGAAAGAACGTGATCACTTCTGGACGCTGTTCGCTCTGATCGAGCTATTCATCTTCGGGGCGGGCAGCTTCCTTGTTTATTTAATAGGTGTGAAGTAGATGAGACAAACCACGCTGACATTTATTCTGCTGGCCCTATACCAGCTCAAACATTACTTGGCGGACTATCGTTTTCAGACGGCCTACATGCTGGGCAAGCTTAAGGAAGAGGGATGGGAAGTACCGTTACTGGCGCACGTGAGCGTTCATGCAGCTATGACGCTGGTAATTGCCGTGGGAGTTTGCTGGTTTAGAAGATTGCCATTCGGATTTGCGGTCTTCGCTACAATGTTTGATTTCTATGCTCATTTCACCGTTGACAGATTAAAAGCTAATCTATCACGCGATGCTGCAATGAATGAGCCAAGATTTTGGAGGCTGCTGGGGATGGATCAAATGGCGCATCATCTCACGCACTATCTCATCATCTATGCCCTCGTCCATATCTAGAAAACAATCAATACTCTATATAGTCTATATACTTTAGTATATATAGCATCTCCTTCCTCACGCTTCAGATGCTCGACCCATTTGACCAGGATAAAAAAAAGAAAGCGCCGTCACCACAGGATGATGAAGGCGTCAGAGACAAAGTTTATCGCCTTGGTCGCAGTCTGATTTCTCAAGACGGCAAGCGTGAAATCCCCGATGATGTCATAGACGAATACATGAAAGTGACCGGATTAGAGTCCGGTCACAAGCAAACCTACGGTGACGGCTCACTCGTCACCGGACGGCGCAATAAAAATACCAGGGAGCGTGCCGTCGGCTTCTCTCAAGCACTGCCCTCCACCATCAGGCAATATAAACACCCGGACGGGCGCACGTATGATCCCGCGAATGAAGAAGACAATATCCTCGGCGGCCTGCGCTACCTCAATGATGGGGTGAAGGCATCGAAAGGCGATGCGGATGGCGCGCGCATCTGGTATTTCGGTGGGCCTGGGCCTCATTCGCATTACATGCAGACGGGCCAGGTCCCGAAAGGCAGTGACTCAAACGGAACGACGTTTGGCGACTACCTGAAATCAACCGGCGGAGGAAGTAGAAGACGCATCGGGCAGGCGACCGCCGACACATTTTCTGAAGATCTCTCGCAGAACCGCTATTTTAATCTCGTCGCGGGCGAAGAAGACAATCAAAGCAATCGTTATTTTGATCTCATCTCAAAAGATTCTGCGCTGACACCGGCCAGTCCGAGAGGGAGGCGGGGTCGCGCGGAGATTCATCGACAGAGCTATATGCACAAAAGGAACGAGGATGGCAGCGTTTCTTCATACGACGAGGCCGGACAACTCGTTGGAACTGGCAAAGCTGGCCGTGAGCGGCCATATGGCGTCGTTCCAGCACCTGAGTCAGATACTGAAATACCCGATGTTTCGGGAAATCGTTACATGCAGGCCGCGCAAATGGCCGAAAACGCGGTGGATACGGGCGGTAGTGCCGCACCTGACGCTACTCCAGTAAATGACGAGCCTAGTAGTCAGCCCTCCACACCACCGGAAGCGAGCCTAGAGGGGCAGCAAAGCGCGGGAAACGATATTCAGGGGACTCTTCCCACTAATCTTCCCACTAATACATTACGCGTTCCCGTTAAAGCGGGAATGTCCCAGATTGACATTCTGAGGGCCGGTCTCCAGATGAAGGCACGTGCGCGAGGTCTCGACGATAAAGGGGCGGAAAGTTATGCCAACGAGATCGCGGGAAAGATCGTTGCCAGTGGCGGCGACCCGTCGCTCCTCGGCGCGGATCAGAAGAGCAAGGTGGGCGATGCCGCACTCAATAATATTTACACTCACGGCTACGCCGATCTGTCATTCAACGATCCAGCTTACGATCAAGCCCTCGAAGAAAAGTTAAAATTGAGTGCTGCTCCTGCTGCACAGGCTAATTCAGTCATCAAAGGTTTAATTGAGCCGGGCAATATTGACCTCATGCATCGCCCCGTCGTGAAAAATGCGGACGGCTCAATCAGCACTGTTCGCTCCGTCTCCGTTAACATGGACGGTCGGGAAATATTGATCCCAACTGTCAGCGACGACGGAAAAATCCTCTCAAATCAAGATGCCATCCAGCAGTACATAAGGACAGGCAAACACCTCGGCATTTTCGATAATCCAGACGATGCGACTGCTTACGCTCAACAGTTACACCAAGAGCAGGAGAAGCTGTACGCTCCAACTTCTTCATTACAACCTCAACTCAATTCCGAAGGTCAGCCATTCGACGAATTTACTTCACCAACCGCTGACGAGCGCGCAGCCATCGAGCGCGGCCAGCAGCTTCCTAACGCGATTGATATTGTCAGTAATGAGGCTGTAGCTCTCAACCAGAAGCGCCGCGCCAGACAAGCCGAGCACATCAAGCGCGAGCAGGCCATACGGCGACAAGTAGAGCGCGCACGCGCACAGGCAAATACGAGGACAGCCGATCCAGATGATCCAGATGAGCTTGTGCCCGGCTTAAACATCGCAGAGTCAGGACGTGAGGCGAATTTGAAGTTGAGGGATGCGACGGCGGCCAGCATCTCTGATTTTGTGCGAAACATAGTTGGGAGAGTGGACGCTGCGCGTGAAAGAGTGCGCCAGCAAGTCCTGAACGAACAGCATGAGGCTTACAACTCGCCGGGCCCCTTCACGCCTATGTCCGCTGCGGATATTGATGAAGAAGTTAATCGCAGAGTCAGGGCGGGCCAGATTCCACCACCGCAGATGAGTCTCGCCGATCTCAAGCATCAGGACGATGAAAACTTGAGAGCGTCTTCTGTCTCTGCGCTTGCGCCTGGCGAATTCGTTGAAGCGCAAAGAAGAGCAGATGATGAGTGGCGATATGAGGAATCTGTCAGAGGAATACTGAGAGACCAGGCCAGGTTAGCAAGCGAACATCCGAGAGCAAGGGAAAAGACACTTGATAATCTTCTGAATCGCCATCCTGAATTGAGGAAATTACCGCCGGAGGAATTGGCTTCTAAAGTCAACGACATTTCCGACCTGGAAAGCGATCCGTGGTTTATACGGAACGTGAGACAGGGCGCATGGTCGGGCGCAGCGAGTATCGTAAAGGACATCAGCAATGTTATTGATATTTTTAATGGCGCAGACACTCTCACGAATGTCAGAGACACGCTGCGCCAGAAAGCTAAAGGTGAAGCGTCAACAGTTCAGCTTTCGAGAGAGCTTCATCCTGACGAAGAAGGCACCGCGTCCGAACTAGGACGTGGTTTAGGAAATCTAGCGTTTGCAGAAGGCCCTAAGCTCTATCTCACAGCCGGTTTGGAGGGAGCGCAACTCCCGGTGCTCGGCGTAATCTCGGCTGAAGATCGTGGCCCGGCTGAAGTGCTCAAGGGTGCAGTGATGGGTTACCTCTATCACAAGGGAATGGGGATCACCCACAGGCTGGGGAAAATCGGCAACGCACTTATCTGGACGGCCATACCGGCAGTTGAATCGAAGGTTGAGAACCCGAACCAGTCATGGGGAAAAGCAATCGCTGGAGCGCTTCCTATGGGCGCATTGTCTGCGCTTGGTGGAGGCAAAGAAGAACAAGCAGAAGTAATTGACTCGGAAGGGCGCAAGCGTGACGCTACGGTTCGAGACCTGGATGGCATCAATAATGGAGACCTTCAGGTTGTCCAACCGAAGACTGACACTCTCACTCCCGAAACAGTTCCTGACGACAACAAGCTGAAGCTGGATGTAGAGCCTGGCAATCGCATTATCGAAAACGGGAAACCGACCGGCAAGATGTTCGATGCCGAAGGCACGATCGTGCCTTTCAAGGAAACGACCACAGAGCCGGAGACCGTGGTCGCACCCTCCGATAAGCAGATAACTCCTGCACAAAAAGGGCAAGCAAGCAATAAGAAGGAAGCTAAACCAGTTGAATCTAAAAAAGCCGACATGATGTCTGACTCCGAACTGATAGCGGAAGGTGAAGCGATTCGGACAAATATCGAGCGTGAACTAAATGAGTCAGTTACTTTAGTCAGCGGTGAAGTCCACGAGAAAGGGATTACTTATTTCTATAAAACTGGATCAGGGAAAAAGATTGAGCGCATTGTTTTGGATGAAACGCGGGGCAACGAGCCTTCCAGGGGTGAAGAAAATATTTCACCCCTCCCAGAAAACCAGAAAGCCGAATCTGATGAGAAAGCGGTTGATCCGCAGATACAGCGCGATATAAACCAAGAGAACGTAATTGCCACTCAATCTGGGCAAGAAGAGCCGAGCGAAGAGACGGCGGGTAAGGAGATGGTCAAGCCGCTTCGTAAGCTCGGCTATACGGATCAGGGCTACATCGTGCACGCGATGGCGAAGAACGTCGCGGAGAAGATTCTCGCTGACGGCATCAGGGAAGATGAATTCCATCGTATTAGCGAGCTTGTCGGGAAACGAGAGGGTATCAGTCCTCTTCGCCAGGTAAATGAGTATGCAGAGGCTGGCGAGCGCGCAATTTTACGTGGTGAGCGTGTGCCAGACATGTCAGAAGAGCCGTTAGATAAGAAACAGATAGACGCACGCACCGCAGAAGATTTATTGCAGCTGCCTGAGACGCAGAAAAGGTTAGAAAATACAACGGATGATATTTCGGGTCTGGTCGAGCGCTTTCACGCGAAGACTAAAAACTATCAACCTAACGTTTTCTATCATGCGACCGGCGGGTTAGGTGAAGCGGGCGTTGGGCGCGGTCTGTATGTAGGCCGAGACCGTGAGGCCCTGAATAATTTCTATAATATGGACGGAGGCAAAGTCGAAGCTTACGAAGGTAAACCGCGCTTTCTCGACCTCACCGATTTTGATGCGCTCGAAAACTTTGAGCGCGAAGCAGAACAGAAATTCGGTAAACTAGCGGACAACGATCAAGTAAGAAAGCTTGCGCTTGAGCGTGGTTTTGATGGCATTCGTTATTACGACCCGGAGACTACGGGCGAAGAGTTTGTCGTTTATAACCAGAAGTCCCTGAAAAAGGCCACATCAAAACCACCTGGACAACTGAGCGGTTTTGCTGATGAATCTATCTTACGAAACGCTCTTGACGTAAACGGTGAACAGCCTGCGCTATTCAAGGCCATCAATAGTATCCCTGAGATTAAAAAAGGAATCCTTAAAGAGCTTGGGAGCGGCGCGCGAGTAGTTGGACAACATAACTCCGGCACGGGAATGCCTCATGCCGGAGCGTGGGAATTTCGGGCTGCAAATGGCGACTCAATTTTTGTAGACCAAGCCTTTGCTGGTGAGAAGCTGAGCGATACAGGAGCGAAGTTTATCGGTGAAAACGAAGGCAAGCCCTACGTCGAAGGCGTGTATGTCAGTAGAGAGACTCCTTCCCCTGCAACAAAAGGACTGCCATCAGAGATCAAAAATCAGAATGGTTCAGCGAGACTGGAGGGATTGCGCTATGTGAAATCACTCAAGAGCGGACACATCAGGGCTTATGCTGAGAAATATCTCAACTCCCTCCTCGACGGTAGCACTGCTCCGAGCGATAATGCTCTAGCATTCAAAACTGCTAAGGATGTCCGTTCAAATCTCGACAAAATTGTCTCGGAGCAAAAAGCGAAAGATGAACACATACGAATTATTGATGCAAACGCATTGGGAGCTGGAATTTCATCCGATAGCAATAGAAATGCGCCGGGCGAGCTACGGGAAAATGACGGGTCTCGGAACAAGTCCACTGCCGCTCCTGAACGAACTAGCGAAACTAGCGAAAACAAAGCCAGAGAGCCTGAAGAAAAGCCAACGCTCGCCGAGCGCATCGCCAGGCGACTCCAGGAAGAGCACAAGCAGTCGGAATCTGAAAAGCAGGCAGCGCAAAGTGATCGCGCTCCCGAAGTCAAAGGACAGCTCGATCAAATCCAAGAGCGCAAGAAAGCGGTCTTCGATAAACTCAACAAATTAGCAGACGAGCGCTCGCGTAAACTCTCCAGCATTCCTCTTCCCTCATTGGAGGAGATTGAAACTGTTGCGGAACTTACCCAACTCTACATTGACGAAGGTCTCACAAAATTCAAGGAAGCTGCTCACCGCTTCGTCGAAGATTTCGGCGAGAAAGCGCATCTCTTTGGCCGTGCCTTTGAAATAGCCTGGGAAGAGTTAAAGGCAGACGGCGCAGCCATTGACGATGCAGGCAAGTGGGGCAATGCACCGTTTGAAAATGAAAAACCGGTTGAGGCTAAACCGGTCGCCCAAGTTAGCGAAATACCAGAAAGCCAGAAAACTGGCGAGAGCTACAAAGCCAAGACTGAAGACGGCACCACAGTTCAAGTTCACCCGGCGGTACTCGACCGTTCACAAATCTTAACTTCATTCGATGAAGGCTATCCAGAGGTGTGGCAGCCGCGCGACCGCTCACGCGCAGCGAGCCGTGAACAGATCGGGCGCATGGCCGCCAAGCTCGACCCAGAGTTCCTCGACGACTCGCCGAAAGCCGGTGATGGCCGTCCCCTAGTTGTGCCCGTCGAGGTGGAGGGCGAAACCAAGTATGCGGTAATCAGCGGCAACGGTCGCACGGCTGCGATAGATGAAGCTTATGATGCTGCCAATGAGAGCGCAGAGAAATATCGTGAGTTCGTCAAGGGTAAAGACGCTGATGCAGCGTCTACCGGGAAACCCGTCTACGTCGGGATCATCAGTGATGCTAAGAGTCTCGACCTTCCGAAATTCGCGCAGGAAGCAAATAGCTCAAGTGTTGCGCGCATGGGCGCGGCAGAACAGGCCAAGACAGATTCCGAGAATATCACTCCTCAGCTCATGGCGAAGTTCTACCCGACGGATGACGGCCAGATCAATACGGCTGCCAATCGTGAATTTACGCGCGACTTTATAGAGCACGTTGCGGGCGCGAGCGAGCGCGGAGAACTGCTAACTTTAGATGGCCGTCTCTCCATCGAAGGAATAAAGCGCGTGCGCAACGCTGTCTTTGCGAAAGCTTATGGCTCAACCCCGGAAGGCTTAACCGCGCTCGCCAAACTCGCCGAAGACCCGGAGAATAACGTCCGCTCGATCACGATGGCGCTACTGCACAAGGCCGGGCGCTTTGCGGAATTGAGAGAGGCTATCAAAGACGGCTCACGCTATGACCTGGACATCACCAACGATCTTGTCTTAGCCATGCGTAAGCTATCAGCGCTGCGTGAAGACGGCAAAACTGTAGATGAATATCTTAAGCAGATGGGACTATTCGGCTCAGAGTTTGATGATTTTCAGAAGCGTGTCCTGACCGTTTTAGATGAGAACAAACGCAGCACGCGCGCCATCAATGAAATTTTAGATAATTATCTACGCGGGGCGAACGAGGCGGGCGATCCTCGTCAGGGCGGATTTTTTACTAGCACAAAACCGGAAAAGAGCGCATTATTTGAGGCAAGCGTAAAGGAGGCCACACTTGGCACAGGCGACCAAACAGGACTCTTCGACGAAGGCGAAAAAACAGGAGGCGCAGGTGAACGCCTTCCGCTACCTGATCAAGCGGTCGAAGAAGAAAGACAGCAGGACCTTCCAGCAGATGGCACCGAAAACGGGTCAACCCGTGAAATAGCTCCGGCAGCCGCGCAATCCACCAATGCGGCAAAGGCCGTTACTCATCTTCTCTCAAAACTAGGGATTCTCAACGAAGCGAATGCACCCGGCGAATTCTACCGGACAATTAAGAACCCGCCATATCTTGATCTAGTCTTAGAGCGTCACGGCGACCGTCTCTATGTGACGCACTGGATTAAAGAGGATGGCTATTCGAGGATTGATTCGGAGATGGCCTGGGATGTCACCCCTGATGGAGAGCTTCGCCTCGCCGAGACAGCCGTGCGCGGTCCCCAGGGTGAAGTGCGTGGATTAGACAAGAGGTTTGCTACCATGTTCGCCAAGAACCTGCTCGACCAGGGGTTCGCTCGTGGCGAAGTCATAAGAGGAGATTTAAGTGCTGAACATCTCGGCGGAAATCTGGAACCAGATAGCAAGGATCGGCGCTCAGAGGGGGATACTCTCGGCGTTCGGCCAGAAGTTCCTGGGACTCAACCAGGACAAGCTGACGGTAGCCTATCAAGCGGAAGCCGACCGGTTGGAGAAGATGGGGACGGACCCGGACGTGGTGACGGCCTACCTGGAGATAGCGCCGCATCTCGCGGACAGGCGAGCGATCAGCTTCTGGCTGAAGAATCACCAGGGGATGAGGAGAACTTTCCCGGAAGTGAACTCGATTCAGCAGGCGGTGATGATCGAGTCACAAGCGTATCATCTGACCACACGCCAGCAGAGCGAGTTAGAGAATCTGCTACAAGCCCTGAACAACTAGCCCAGAAGCGCGAAGCGCAAACCCACGCCGAAAAGATCAAGATCAAGGTCGGCGACCAAGAGAATATCCGCGCCACACTTCCCTTTCTTCTACCGGAACAACAGTCTGATGTCGTCTTCGCCGAATCGCGTCTTATTAAAGAGCCTGATGGCTACGGCGTGATGTTTACGAACGGCACCGGCACCGGTAAGACTTTTACAGGTCTGGGCCTCGTCAAAAGATTCGAGCGCCAGGGGAAAGAGAACATCCTGATTGCCGCGCCTACCGACAAGATCATCAAGGACTGGATTCGCTCGGCTAAGAATCTCAATCTCGAAATCAACCAACTCGACGATACCAGCAGCAACGGCGAGAGCGGCATCGTTATCACTTCATACGCCAATCTAGCGGCGAATGATTCTCTGGCGGAGAGGGCGTGGGATTTAGTTGTGGCCGATGAATCTCATTACCTTGGGAGCAACGCCGAAGGGCGCGACACGGGCGCGCTCGACGCTTTGCGCGCGATTACCTTGCACCCGGACGGAAAATACCGACGCGCGAAGATGATGCTCAGAGAGCTGTACGACGCGGAAGAAAAAGCCTGGAGAGATAAAGCGGCGTTTGAAGCTTCTGATGACAAGGAAAGAGCGAAAGCAGCAGATGAGAAAGCGCGCGCTCTTCGCGCTGAGATAGATGAAAAGAGTAAGCCGATTTACCAGGAAGTGGAAAATGCTTCACCTGATGATCGCACGCGCGTCGCTTTCCTGTCGGCCACTCCATTCGCTTACCGCAAGTCGGTTAAGTATGCGCAGGGCTATCTCTTCGACTGGAACGAGGGGCATGACCTCAACCGCTCGCGTGGCTATAACGAGCCAAGCCCGGAAGAAGCTTTCTTCGTCCAGCATTTCGGCTACCGCATGCGCTACAACAAGCTGACGGAGCCGGATGCACAGGTCAATACCGACTTGATGGAGCAGCAGTTCAATAAGCACCTCAAAGATAAAGGTGTGCTCTCAGGCCGGAGTCTGGAAGTGCCTGTTGACTACAGCCGCAAGTTTGTCCTGGTTAATGATGCTGTGGGTCGCAAGATTGACGACGGCCTGGATTTCCTCCTCAACAATGAAGAGGGCAAGTATCGCCCGCTCTATGACCAGCTCAAGGAGAATTTCAAATATCACAACCGGATGTTCCTTCTGGAAGCTCTTAAAGCGCGTCATGCGGTTGATCTCGTGCGCAAGCAGTTGGAGATGGGTCGAAAAGTAGTCGTCTTCCATGATTTCAATAAGGGTGGAGGCTTTCACCCGTTCGAGTTCAGGCGAACAGGCGAAAATGTCACGCAGTACCGCGACGGCCAGTCTGAGACGGTCAACATCAACGATCTGATCGATGATTTCAATCGAGAGCGGCCAGATTTGGTGCAGATGGATTTCTCTAATCTGAAATCTCCGATTGAGACATTCCGGGAAGCTTTCGGAGACAAGGCGCTGTTTTTTAACGGGACGATTCCTAAAAGGGAGCGCGCCGCTAACGCCGATCTATTCAATGCAGACGGTTCCGGCCATGATCTGCTTGTCGTCCAGTCGGACGCCGGGCGTGAAGGCATCAGCCTTCACGATACGACAGGCAAGCATCAACGTGTGCTCTTAAACCTCGGCATGCCCGTCAAGCCCACCGCCTCAACCCAGATAGAGGGTCGGACCTACCGGCTGGGAAACATGACGGATTCGCCCTTCCTCTATTTCAACACGGGCACAAACTTCGAGCGCTGGACATTCGCCTCGAAGATCGCCGAACGCGCTTCCACGGCAGAGAATCTTGCGCTCGGTGAAGATGCGCGCGCGCTCAAGCAATCTTTCATAGATTCATTCGAGGATGCGGACCCGAACTACAGGCCGAGTGTGGACGAGGGTAAAGGCGGCAAAGAGAGAGACCGCGCGAACTGGCAGGAGATTTCAGCTTTCGAGAGAGCGAAAACTTACTACTTCGGCCAGCTCAAGAAAACCAGCCGCAACAAGGCAAAAGAAGGGATTGATTACTTTGCCACGCCGGAACCGTTGGGTCTGAAGATGGTCGAGTGGGCTGGCATTCGTCCCAACGATAAAGTATTGGAGCCTTCAGCCGGTCACGGTGCAATCGCTCGCTACTTCCCGGAACACTCGGATCGCGTCATGATCGAGCCGAGCTTTGAACTGGGGACGCGCGCTGCGCTTCACTCCGGCGCTCGTCTCGTCTCGGATAATTTCGAGAACCATCACATCGTCAATAAGTATGACGCGATTGTGATGAACCCGCCGTTTGGTGTGGGCGGCAAAACCGCCATCGAACATTTGGAGAAAGCCACCCTGCACCTGAGAGACGGCGGGCGCATAGTCGCGCTTCTTCCTGAAGGCGCAATGGCTGAGAAACGGCTCGAAAGATTCCTCGACGAGAATCCTGTAGCAAAACAAGTATACAAGTTAGCCGACATCAAGTTGCCGCGCGTCACTTTTGAGCGTGCAGGTACATCCGTCGCAAGCCACGTGATCGTGCTTGAGAAGCATACGGACCCGGAGAGAGCCAACTCAATCTACGAGCGCAATCGCGATTTCACGGATGCCTCCACGATTAACGATTTCTTCGACCGCATAGAAAACCTCGACATGCCGGAGCGTGTGCCCGTTCCTGAGACGGAAGAAGCGCGCGCACCCGAAAGCTCGATGTTCAAAGCTGAAGAGTTCATGCACACGCGCGACCGTGGCGCGAAGATGTACGTGGCTAATCCGGTCGAGCATCTGGGCGACCAGTTTTCTGAGGCGATCCGATTAGCCAAAAAGCATGGAGGATGGTACAGCAAGTTTAAGCAATCTGGCGCGATTCCAGGATTCCTATTTAAGTCCGACCAGGCGCGTAATGATTTCATGAGCGAGGCCGAGACCAGATTCCGAAAAGAGGAGCCGGAAAAGGCTACCGGCACATACGGCAAACCCTTCGACGAAAGCACAACGGAGATGCACACGGAGATGCACGCCGGAGTTCCCTTCCTGCGTTCGCTGTTTAGTCCCCGCGAGCGCGTTGATTCGGTCAGCACGCCTGACGCCTTGAAGAGCGATTTTGAAGAGGTCGAGCGACGCTGGAGAGAAGCAAAGGGAGCTACAAGCCCAAGCATCTTTCAGAAGGCGCGCGAAGGATTAGCGGGCATCTATCGCTCGTTCAAGCGGAGCGATATACACATTAATCCGAATCAGAGTAAAGAGATGGCAGCCATCTCGGATGTGTTGCGCCAATACAAGTCAACACCGGCGTGGGCAAAGGCCGTGGCGTTCGACAAGATTTTAGAGGTGACGGAAAACCTGGGTAAGAAACGGCTCGACATCTTTACGCGCATGGTCGCGCTGCCTGACATCATCCGGGACATCGAAGAAGGAAAATATACCGATCCCGATACAAACGAAATGCGCGAGATGCCGTTCGGCTACCAGTCGAAGGAAGAAGTCGAGCAGGATCTGGCTAAATTTCAAAAACTGGTGGACGCCAATCCCGCAATCGGTGATGCGCTTAAGAGGCGCTCTCAGTTTGTCCGTGGTCTCACCGAAGAGCTTGTGCGGCACGAACTTTTAGATCCAAAAGTTCTCGAAGACGGGCGCTACTATCACCGCCAGGTCATGAAGTACCTGAATGGTGACGATCAGTATTTGGGTACAGGCTCACGCGACGTGCGCGTGCATCGCAAAGGTTTTCAGAAGGCACGCGCCGGTGGAGGCGATTTCAACACCGCATACCAGGAAGCGGAATATGAGTGGACATCGCAGGCGCTTTCTTTGATCGCACGCAAAGAAACTCTCGACCGGCTGCAAGAACTATCGGACATCAAGGATTCCCTGGTGCGTCGCGCCAAGGCTTTTAATCTAAAAGCCATCGTCGAGCATGGAGGCGAGGCGGCAGAGGAAGCACTGGCGAATTTCTCTCGCGAGATCGGCAAGGCTACGCTCTCTCTCTACGAAAAAGCTGAAGAGGGCGAGCTGAAACCCGTCGGCGGTCGCTTCGACGATCTTCTCGAATCACTAGAGCAGGGTATCGAAGAGAACAATGCTCTAAATGCTGACCGCGACGCGAAAGAGAAAGAGCCATTTAGATTCCAGCATGAGGACTGGTTCAAATTCTTAAGCCACTTAATTGAGAACAAGCTTGAAGGGAGCGCAGAAGCTTCCCGCATCTTCCGTGCTATCGCCGGGCGCGAGGCTTTTATCAAAGAGACCTTGGGGCAGCGCTATCGAAGCTTTGAAGATTTAGTTCCCGCGACGCACAGCGTCTGGCAGCCTGAAAAGGGAAACCATTTCTTCATGTCGCCAACAGTTGAAGAGAGCGCGCTTGATGAGGTGCTCGCCGGTGATCGGGAACTTCAATCTGAAGACGTGCGACAGATGTTGACTGTCGGCGGCAAGCGAGAGCAATGGGTGATCCCGTCAGAACTGGCGCGCACGCTCGACGAATTCAACCCGCCGCGCGAGGAGAACCCGTTTGCGCGCTTGATGGAAGGCGCGCAGACTACGTGGAAGCAGTGGACGCTTCTGAACCCCTTAAGGGTGCTGCGCTACAACGTCAATAATCTTTCGGGTGACGTGGACATCGCCCTCGCTTACGATCCGCGCATTATGAAGGGTTACGTGAAGGCGGCGCGCGATATGTGGGCCTACCAGATCAAGAACAAAGGAAGCGCGAAACTTAAGAGTGAGCTTCAGGATGCCATCAAGCGCGGCGTGGTTGATTCCGGCCTCTCCATCTCCGAAATTCCCGACATCAATAAAGAAGGCGCATTCCAGCTTTTGACCGAGCGCCGCGCCGGAGTCCTGGCGCGAGGTGTGCGCTCATACTGGAACGGCGTCAAGAATTTTACCAACTGGCGAGAAAACATTTTGCGCCTGGCGGCCTACCGCTATTTCCAGGGAGAGATCGCGAAGGGCAAAAAGGTGTACGGAGCCTCGACGCGCTCACAGGTGGATGCGATTCGTGACCCGCAGGATCGGGCGGCGAAACTCGCTCGCGAGTTGATCGGCGATTACGGCAACGTGTCGGTTGCCGGTCGCTGGATTCGCAGGCACATGATTCCCTTCTACTCGTGGATTGAGATCAATGCTCCTCGCTACGCGCGCATGCTCCGAAATCTCCCGGATGAGGGGCGCAAGGGGGCCGCCGCGCGGGGAGCTGCTGTTCTTGCCGGACGCACGGCTGTGAATGCTGGCAAGTTTGCACTGAAAGCGCATCTGCTTTACCTGCTCGTGCAGGCTTTCAATTATACTGTCTTCCCCGATGATGAAAAGAAGCTTCGAGGCGAGGGGCGGCGTAATGAATTAATCTTGGGGCGCGACGACCAGGGAGAGATTAGAACGCTGCCCATTAAGGGCGCTCTCTCGGATGCTTTGGAATGGTTCAACTTCGACGATTACCCGTCGGATATTCAGGACATCCTTACAGGCAAGGCTGATTTTCTCGACAAGGCCGCTGAAGCGGTGAAAGCGCCCGTGGAGAAAATTATCAACTCGGCAAACCCATTTGCGAAGACGATCCTTGAGACCACTTTGGGGAGAAGCGCCTACCCGCACATCTTTGAAGATGGTAAGAGCTTTAATTTTGCTGCACGTCCTATTCGAGACCGCGCGCAATATGCGGCGAAATCGTTTTCCGTCGAGCCGCTTTACAATCTGTACCGGAGAGTGACGGGCAAGCCGCCCTATCCGTCCAGGCCCGCGGGGAAAAATCCAGCGATGAACCTGCTTGATTCCCTGCTGCTCTATAAGACCGATCCGGGCGAGGCGGCTTACATGCAGATGCGCGGAGTTGTTTCCGATTATGCGAAGGCTCAAGGGAAAGAGACGGCTGGCAGCGATCCAAGCGAAAAATCAAACGCGGTTTTTTATTTCAAACTGGCGACTCGCTGGGGTGATGATGTGGCCGCTGCCAAGTGGCTTGATGAATATCGTCGCCTGGGTGGAACTGATAAAGGCTTGGATCAAAGTGTGAAGGTTGCGCATCCACTTGGACAACTCGCCAAGAAGGATTGGCGCACTTTCATAGATCAACTCCCTGCGAAGGATCGTCAGACGCTCGATGAGGCGCTTGCGTGGTATTCAAAGAGCTACGGCGAGCTGTCGGACAATGCGAACCTGAAGCCGGATTACCGGTTGAGTCGTGAGGAGGTCGAGCACAACCGGCGAGTTGATGAGAAAGCAGAAGAGTTTCATAAGATAGTGAACGATGCAGAAGGTTTGACTGACAAGCGCAAGAAATTGCTGCTTGCGGATATTACGCGCAGACTCACGCGCGCGAAATTGAACCCAGATAAGGAAGAGCGCGATTTGAAGAGCGCACGCGAGCGCTTCGACGATACGGCAAAGGGGATCGAGGAGGACTTACGGTCGAAGATTAAAGATGCTCAGGCCGACAGCTCGGACGAAGCTAAAGAGAAGGGATTTGTGCTAAAGCCGAGAAGGAAGATTGTGGAACAATAATATAATAACGGCTGATGTGGAATTAAAAAGCTTAGGAAATCGAAGCAATTTTTGCTCTGAACGGGTAAATTGATCGCTTGCTGTCTCGCTAAGCCCTTTGTTTTCAATTGGCGTGTTTTTAATTCCACATCAGCCGTTATTATATTATTATATCAGCTAAATTCAACATACACGTCCGGGTGCTTTTCCAGCCAGTCAACCATCTCGTTAAAGATATTAAACCCCTCCTCATCAGGTTCAAGCATACCTTCCGCTTTCAGTTTTTCACGGAACGCAGCAAAATCTGTTGGGCGAACGACGCCAATATCATCGCAGAAGTAGTTATGCTTATCACCTTCAGGGCAAGAACATGTTCTGTGATGCTCATAAGGGACATCATAAATTAAACTAACGAAGAGGCCCCGCCTTGTGAACCGCATCGTGTATTCTTCAGGCACGTCACCAGCCCACTTGGTCTTAAACTTATCGCCGGTCAAACGATACCAGCCAATATCCATTCCCATAAATTTATTTGTAATCCTCAGTTTCAAGTAATATATAGCTTGATTTACAACTCAAAAGAGTTCGAGTCCATATCTCAAAACCTCCTTGAATAAACGGCAAATCTATAACGTGATACCAGACACCGCCTGTTAGTCTTCGATACCATTTAAATCTGCTGAAAAACACATCCAGGAATTTAGTCATACATTTTTATCTTCAGAGATAAATTTAACGGAGGAAACGCGGTAAGTCCGTCTGATCACCTTTGCCTCTCAAATTATTAATCCACCGGTGCATCTCATGCGTCTCGCCGTATTTTATCTTTTCCTGGTCTGATGATTTATCCCAATCAGTAAAGAATTTCTGCGCGCTCGTGATCTGTTCGTCCCAGCATGCTTGCGCGCTCTTCTGCGGCGCATTCTCTATGCACGTGTGAAAGGCATGAATGGCGAAGCCCTCGATGGTTGCTTCCATGCGTCCCTCAATCCATCCAAGCTTATAAGCATCGGTCGCTCTGATATTTTGAACGCCCGATTGTTGTCCATTAGCAAAAGCTAATATAAGTGTGGCCGAAATGAGCAATATGATTGCTCCGATTGTTTTCATTTGAAGCCTCCAGAGGAAGAAACTCGAATGCTAGAAACTCAGCAGCTAAAGGAAGTTACTCGCAAAGCCACACCGGAATCAAGCAACGTCGTCGCACACGGGTATCACCCGGAGACTCAGACGATGGTAATTGAATTCAAAGGCGGGAGCCTGTATCACGCGCCCGGTGTCTCCCAGGAAGAGTATGACGCGCTGGATAATGCGGAGTCGGTAGGACGCCACTTCCACCGTCACTTGAAAAGCAAATATCCTTTCCAGCGAGTCGAATAGGATTTGAGCGATGGCGGGAAAACGTGGGCGTAGCGGTCGAAAGAAAAAGACCCAGCCGAAAAAAGAAGTGGAGACCTCACAGCCGGTCGAAGTAAAGCAGCCGGAGCCGGGCCGCGACGAGACGGGTAAATTCGCGCCGGGCAATCCCTTTGGCTTTCAGCCCGGTCAATCCGGCAATCCAGCGGGTCGTCCGAAGATTCGCACTCTGACGGAGGCTTACAGGAAATACCTGGCTGAGCCTCACCCCGACTATGCCGGATTATCGCGTGCAGAAGTCATCGCCATGCGTCAATGCGCAATCGCCGAGAGCGACGACAAGGGTTCGACTAATGCCGCAAAGGAGATGGCCGACCGCACGGAAGGCAAGCCTCGTCAATCGGTTGAAATCCATGACCCGAATTTCAAAGCCAAGCAGGAATATTACGAACGACTGATAGAAGCGATCACGCGCACAGCTTCACAAAGTAACCTCACCTACTCCCGCATGGAAGTGATTGAGCGCATTGCAACCTACAAACCAGAAATCCTCAGCTTCCTCGATCACTGACGGCCCACCGCCTCCTTTCCCTGATTTCCTCGACGAAGTAATCCAGCGCGAGTTGTCAATCTTCGACGCCTTAACCGGCGAAGAACTCATTTTAGGCAAGACGCCGCAGCAGGAAAAGATCGAGACCGACTGGCGCACGTGGCTGGACGCACAGTTTAAGGGAAAGCTCTTCGCCGGATTCGCGCCTCATCACGAGCGGTTCTGGGATTGGGTCTGGGACATCAAGCGCGGCGTCAGGTCTCGCCCTTTCGTCGCGATCTGGCCGCGCGGCGGCGCTAAATCCACCTCGGTCGAGATGGCTTGCGCGCTCGTGGGCTGTACGGGCAAGCGCAAGCATATCTGGTACATCTGCGAGACGCAGGAGCAGGCCGATCAGCACGTCGCCAATATCGGGGCCATGCTCGAATCGCCGGAATTCGCCCGCCTCTACCCGGAACACTCCCGCCCGCTCCTGAACCAGATGGGCATGTCGCGCGGCTGGAAAGCGAACCTGCTGCGCACGTCCGGGGGCCTCACCATTCTTGCTATCGGCTTGAGAGCTGCCAAGCGCGGTTTCAAGACGGATTTTCAGCGACCCGACCTTTTCATCCTCGACGACGTGGACGCGCGCCACGACAGCCCGGAAATGACGGCCAAGAAAGTAGAGATGATCACGGAGTCGCTTTTGCCATCAGGCTCCGGCGATTTCACGGTGCTGGCTGTTCAGAACCTCATCCATAAAAACTCTATCTTCTCGCAGCTCGCCAGGACGCCGCGACAGGGCGGCGCAGACTGGCTTTCGGATCGCATCATCTCAGGACCCGTTAAAGCTCTGAATAATTTTCGATATGAGCGCATCCCGGATGATACGGAAGATGAACGTCTCGAATCGGCTGAGACGGCGGACGGCTGCCGCTGGAGAATTATTTCAGGCACGCCCACCTGGTCAGGCATGGACGAGGATGAGTGCTACAACAAGATCAAGACCTACGGCATCCAGGGTTTTCTTCGTGAGTGCCAGCACGAAGTAGACATACCACTGAAAGGCGCTCTCTTCCCGGAATTCGACGAACTGTTTCACGTCGTTACCGAGTCGGAGATGATTGAGTTCTTCGGCGAGTTGGTGCAGGACGAAAAAGGCGAGTTCACGATTCCTTTCCAATGGAGCTTGGCGCGCACGCAGGATTGGGGAGCGACACCAGGCCACCCGTGCGTCACTCTCTATGGTGCGCGGCCATACCAGGGACACCCGCTCAATGATTGCGCCTTCATCTACCGCGAGATCGTCTTGCCGGAGTTTCCGCTTCAAGAAGATTCCAATATTCTCATCAGCCCGAAGCGCGTCAAGCAGGCGATGTTCGACGCTCAGAAGAAGTACGGCGAGCGCGGGAATATTGTCTCTGATGAAGAGCCGCGCATCATCGTCTCAAAAATCGGTCACGAATCATCTCCGGCGCGCAATACCTACATCGAAGATCAAGGCGACGGGCTGGGCGTTGTCTTTTTCGACAAATCAGAGCCGAATCGCCAGGCCGGAATCCCCCAGATACAGAACTATCTTTCGATTGATTACTCGAAGCCTCATCCGTTCAGGAAATTCCCCAAAGGGTTCAAGCTGGATAAAAAGGATGTCTCAAATTTACGGATCATGGGTCGGCCCCGCATCTTCCTCGTCGTTAAGGATGAGCAGGGAGCGCTCTACGTAGACCCGGAAGGCCAGTTGAAGGTCAAGGACTGGAAGAACGCTGCCGGGCTTGCGCGCCTGCGCTGGGAGATTCCCAAGTACCGCAACCACGTGGACACGCAAGGCAATGAAGCCCCCTTGCCGAAAAACAAGAAAGATGACGACGCGGTGGACGCGCTTAAGAACATGGCCGAGCACTTCTTCGCGCCGCTCAATGAATTGACGCGCACGGACAAGATTGAGGCCCTATTACCGCAGAACTCGAAAATGGATAGCATCATGCAGTTGCCCGAAAATGAACGGGCGGGTGCGTTCGCCTCGCGGCAGCACCAGGTCAACAAGATTGAGAAGCAGATGGGGCCGAAAGTGTACGGGCGCGCAGCGCGTATGCGTAAGCAGATGAAGGACGGCAGATAGATGTCAAAAGAAGCCATTGAATTTATTGAAACGGTCGCGCTGTTCATTCTTATAGGATTTCTTTTCTGGGTAGGTTCAAAGTATGGCGATAAATTATGAGGAACTTGGAAAGCGTCTTGGTTACTTGCACAAAGCACAGGATGAATTCTTTGAAGACTTGAAACGGCATCTGCCCGTTCCACGCGTGAGCGATCAGATTATGGCGCTGGCGGGCGCGCGCGCGCCCTGGTTCAACGCGGCTCTCTGGGCGAGTGAGAATCTGGCCGAAAGGCTGCAAATGCTCGAAACACCGGGCGAGATGATCCGGCGCGCTACCTTGATCGGTGAACAGGTTGAACATTTCACTTTCGCCGTGCTCGATCTTTCTCAAGAAATGGGACTCAGCTTTTTCGAGACCCTTCCCCTAGTTGTGCCGCGCAGGTACATCAACATGGCCGCTATCCCACCCGAAGCCAGTCCGATTTTCCAATGACATCTCTTTTCATCCTCACCCTCCTCATCGCAATTGTGCTGGCGGCCTTTCTCGCGCGCGCGCAAGGCAAACTTGCTGCGTCTGAAGCGCGCCACGTCGCGCGTGATGAAACGATAGCGATCCTCCAGGACGACAAGCGCGCGGCCCAGGAGCAGACAAGTGATGTTCTTGAACGCTGTCTGGTCAAGAATTACGTTTATCCGCTCGCAGATAATTCCGCTTCAGGCGCAAGCAGTCCGCCTCAGACACGCATACCGCCGAAAGACGGTCGCCTGTATCGCCGCCACACGCTGGGACCTATCGAATCACGCATCGCGGATCAAAAAGCTGAAGAAGAGAGAGAGGAAGCGAAGTCAGCAGCAGTGCCCACGCGCGACGATGATAGCGCAGAGCTATCCCCAAATGATGAAGAGAGCCTGATGCTCGCCTTAGATAACGATAACCCACGCAAAGACCTGCCAGCGGATTAGGAGTAGCGATGACTGAGCGAGCAATCTATTTTCTCGACACCGAGTTTATGGAAGACGGGCGAAAGATTGATCTTTTGTCAATCGGAATCGTGGCGCTCGACGGGCGCACCTTTTATGCGCAACTCGCGGACGCGGATTGGAGCCTGGCAAGTGATTGGGTGACGAAGAATGTGCTGACTCACATGCAGCGTTGCTCATCCGGTCTCTTAAAGTTCGATCATCGTCATAAGTTCGATCCGTGCGTCGCGGTTGATTGCCCGTGGCGAACTCGCGACGAATTGCGAGATGACCTCCTGAAGTTCTTTAACCCGGAAGAGTTCGGCAAGCCTCAAATCTGGACTTACTACGGCGCATACGATTGGGTCGTCCTGTGTCAACTCTTCGGCCCGATGATAAAACTTCCGAAAGGCTGGCCGATGTACTCGATGGACATCAAGCAGCTCGCAGTCTACCTGGGCGACCCTCAACTCCCATCGCAGGGTAAGGGTGAGCATCACGCCCTTGCTGATGCTCGTTGGAATCAGGGAGCCTGGGAATTCCTCACCAATCTAAAACGTGAAGGCAAGTAATAGGTAATGGAGCAGACCTCACCAGTAGCAACCGCCGATGCGACCGCCGAAGATGATTCTTCCGCGTCAGCGCCGGAGCGCGCCCGCCCCAAGCGCCAGTTCAAGCCCTTCAAACAATTCGTCCTCGATCTCATCAAGGAAGTTGACTCGGAAGGCAAGGATGAGCGCAAGCAGCGCGCCGGAGTCATCACCACCAACTGGAATTATTACCGTGGGAATCATTTCGGCTTTCTCGGTAAAGATGGTACGTGGAAACAGCTACTGGATACAACGGGACTGCACCGATTCAACCAGTTCGGCCAGATCGTTGACGCGCTCGCTAAAGAGTGGGCGGCTGCCGGAATCGAGATCAACGTTGATCCGCGCTCTTCAGACCCGATGAAGGTGGCCGCAGCGTCCGTGGGTCAGGACATCTCAGAACTCTATATCGAAAAACTTTGGGACGAATGGTTTGAGCAGGCGATGGCGAAGTACGCCATGCTCTCGCGCCGCTACTGGATTTACACGCGTCACTCCACGGAAGTCGAAGGCTACACAGAGCAGCTACCCATCTCAGAGAAAAAAGATGTTCGCTTTCCCGGCATCTACGTCTGCGAGCAGGGTATGACGGGGCCGGTCGAAAGACTGGAGAAGGCGACAGGGCCTGAAGGTCAGGCGCTCACGGGCGGCTGCCCGCACTGCGGCGGTCGAGTCGAGATCATCGGAGGCTTCGACGAGCAACTCCCAGTTCGCACCGGTTACGAAGATGTCAACACGGGCGACCTCACGTCCGAAATAGTTGATCCAGCCGAAATAGAGATTTCAATCGAGTCTCGCCTTTCGGCAGAAAACTCGCCATGGCTTCGTCGCGTGCGCCGCACAAAGCTCTACAAGATTGAGAATATGCACCCGGATTACGTCGTCGGCGCTGGCACCGATAAAGCCAACGACTTTGACGACTTTCCCGGCGTCTATGAGCAGGACAGGCTGGCGCGCTCCAGTGGCACAAACGGCTATCTGAGCGGTGATGATTACCCGTCGGGGACGAAGAGCGTTCTTTACAAGCAATACTGGTTCAAGGAGGAGATGTATCGCTCCTGGGTGAGTCCGTCAAACTCCCGCGTCGCGGGTGTCGAGATCAAGCAGGGTCAGAAGCTCACTGATATTTTCCCTGACGGGCTGTATGTCGCCATGTGCGACGGCGATCTCCTCTGTTTCGCCAATGAAGACAAAGATGCTGTCTGGGTGATGGGCGTCTATAAGATTGACCCGACAAGCCCGGACGGCAAGGGCCTCGAAGACTTAGTTGACATCCAGCGCATGCAGAACGAGATCGTCTCGCTCATCTTCGATCACCTGATGCGCAATGCTTCTCCACCGACAATCGTTGACGGTCAGCTCATCAACGGCGACGATTTTACGGGCGACCCCGGAACAATCTCTTACACAAAACAAGGGTTTATCCGGGACAAGCCGATCAGCAATTTCATTCATCAGCTATTCGGCCCCGAGCTTGGCGGCGACATCTTCAACTTCTTCACGATGACGAGCGAGGCGCAGAAGAACGTCTCCTCAGTACATGACGTGATGACGGGCGGGGGCGATCCCGGCACAGAAACTTTTCGTGGTCTCGCGCTCCTTCGTGAGCAGAGCACGTCAAGCCTCGTCCCGGCGCTGATGATTAAAGCGTGGGTCAAGGAAAGATGGACGGCCCAGGTACTTGAAATCGTGCGGCAGACGTGGCCGTTACAGCGCTATCTCGATCTGAAGAAAGATTGGGGCGAAACGGCGGTGCGCGCTTTCCAGAAATCGAATATCAAGCGCGACTTCAAAATCCGTTATACCCCCGGCACTCACATCCCGCGCACGAACCTGGAGGAGCTGCAAAACATCCTCCAGTTCTTGAAGAATGGCGGGATTGATCCGAACGTCCCTGAAAAGATCAAAGTCTTCATGGCGCGAAGGCTCGGCGTCCAGTATGAGGCAAACACTTTCGAGAAGGATTTGCGCTCGGCGAAAATCAGGTTTGAGAAGATGCGTAACGGCGTGCGCTTCTATGAGCAGAGAGGCATGCCTCTACTGGTTCTCTCACCCCAGGGAGAGCGCGTGGCTAATCCACAGCTTGTGGCTGCCGTCTCGGCGCTCGCGCCCGTTAAGGAGCGAACCGACAATCATACCGTTCACATTGATTTTTATATCGAGCAGATTAAGTCGCTCGAAGAGGATCAATCTGAAGAGAGCCTGTTCTTTGAGGCTGTGATACTGGAGAAGATCGCGGAGCATGACGATGCAATAGTGCATCGCGCGCAGGATATGGCCGCTGATTCGGTGGAAGCTCAACAACCGATTGAGCAAGCGCAAAAAGAGGCTGCGGCGGCGCAGGCTGAAGAGGAAACAGTGCGCGATCAGCAGAAAGCGGAGCACGCCTCATCTCTCAAGCAGGCAGAGGCGCAAGCTGCACAGCCGCCGCTTCAGCCGCCGGTTGTGAGCGCGCCGCAGCTTGGTGCTTAATTTAGGTACTTAAAATAGGTACTTAAAATAAGCGTTGAGGCTTCATTGACCGTTGTTAGCGATGCAGTCGTTGACGGCCATACGCGTCTCACGGAGTTTTCTACAGGCAACAGTTTTGCTTGGGCCTTCCGGCATCAGGTCCCAAAGCTTATCGCCGAATTCCTGAAAGGTTGCATTGACTTGCGGGTAGAGATCGCGCGTGCGGTCATCCGGCGTATGATAGTTGAGTGTTTCAAGAAATTCCTGTTTGGTTCTCATGGATTAAGACTCTCCTTTTTTCAGTCCGCATGAATGACATGCTTCATTGCCCGCTTCGTTCCAGACCGGATCGAGATGGCCGGGACACACCCAGCCGTCGCCGGATGGTGGTGTAACACCGTAGTCAACTCCGATGCCCACAGACCAGCCAGGCTTATAACCGCCCGGCGCATCCTTATCTTGAATTAAAGCAGGTATCCCCGCGCCGCGATAATTAATTGGAAGCCGGCGCACTCCAAAAGTATTGTCAATCACATGCGGAAGGCCCTTGATGTAAGGTGAATTAAACCCACGCATCAGAGCATCATTAACTTCTTTTAGTCTGGACTTAATTATGAAGGTCGGCTTCTGGAAGAAATTGCAGGCGGAAAGTGGATATGTAACGACCTCTACTGTCTCGACCTCCTGCATGAGTAGATGATTGAGAGTGCAATCGTCGGGTCCGTCGCAATCATTATCGCGGCACATCATATCGCGGAAATTTTCAGCGATGTCGTCAAAGGGTTCGCCTCTGGCTTCCCACATCTCCAGAAGCGCATTCATCTCTTTTTCGGCAATGCGGTTCTTCTCATAATGAGTCTCGGTCAGAGTTACGACGAGCTGCTCGCCTTCAATCCTAAAAATCGTCTCGTCGTTTTCCGTATAAGGAGCGATCCCTCCAGACGGCAATGTGACTTCAACGTGATCAAAGGGTTCGTCCGCGCGAACGGACGTGCAGCCGTCTAAGCGTTCAATATTTTTCATGCGAGCCTCCATAGTCCCGTCTCCGAACATCGTTAGATTGTGTCTGAACTTCAGTTGAGTACGGCTTTTCTCCCACTCAGTCCACCATTTTTCGTATGGAGACCAATCACAAGACGGAGAGAAATGGTTGTTTGTGAGGTAGATGTAATCACGCGGAGCTTCCGGGCAGGAAAAAATTGGTATGCTACCGTAAGTAACTTCCGTCGTATGTACCCGCCCGCAGAATTGGCATCCCCGCGCGTGCAGCACCACTGATTTGACATTTGCAGCCTCATCTATCACGAACATCCATCTCGCTTTCCTCGGTGGGATGAAAAAGTATTGGTCGTCAACTAAGTACGTCTGCCCTTCTGGCACTCTCGGACACATGTAGCCCGTCCAGCCGCCGGGCATCTCCAGAGGTGCGTGATCTCGTTGGCAATCTCTGCAATACACGCCCGCTATTGTGGGGCTATTTCCCATTAATTTCAATACCCCCTATTGTTGCGTTCCCGCCAAAGCCATAGCCTCACACTCGCGCGCACCCATACCGCGCGCGAAAAATCCGAGGCAGGCGTCCTCGTCAAAAACGCCAGGGGACCTCAAAGGGATTTAACCCATCCAGCACCCGGCGAATAAGGGAAAGAGCAGATATGCCAGACGACAATCTCATACCAGCTACAACAGAAATCAGCTTTGCTGAATTCGGCCTCGACGTGGACTCGGTGAAAGACCCCACCGATTCACCTTCCGGCGATACCGAAAATCTGACGGGCGACTCAGCGCAGACGGATAAACAAGCGAAGGAAACGGACGCGGAAGGTACAGCCGCGAAAGTGTCTGAAGCTTCGGTTGATCCCAATGCCAAACCGGACGCGACCCAAAAGGGAGAAAAGACTGAGGGCGATAAGCCTGAAGACAAAGAAGCGAAAGATTTAGCGAAGCAGGAAGTTCCAGAAGAGCTGAAAGAGCCAGGCCCGGACGCCAATACTCCAAAGGTCAGAGAGTGGGGCAAGCGACAGGCTGCACGTGCTGAAGAGGCCACTCAGGAACTTGAAACTGCACGTCCTGTGCTCCAGTTGGCAGATGAGATCGGAGGCGAGCGGGCGCTCAAGGCTATTTCGCCTTTCGTCCAGCAGCTTCAAAGAGCCAACTCGACCGGAACGGAAATTTTCTCTGAGCTTCAGAAAATCATTCACCCTGAAAAATTGAACGACCTCGGCTGGGAATTTGTTAAGTCGGAGGAGAGCCAGACAGCACTCTGCCAGGAATTTTTCGGCGACGGCGCAACGCCTGAAGAAGTCGAAAAAGCCTGGACGCTCTACTCCCAAGGCAAACTCACGGACGAAGGCGCGGGCAAAAAGGGCGCGATAGGTAAAGACGCGACTGACGACACGGAAGATGCGGATGATCTCTTCATCCCGGAAAAGACGCGCAACAAGATCAAAGACCTTGAAAAGTTCAAGGATGAGACCTTGCGCCGTCAATCCGATGAGGATGAGCAGAAACAGTCTACAGAGGTGCAGCAAGCTTTGAGCACTTTTGACAATGATTGCGCTTCCGCCGTTGATTCTGTCGTCAAGGAACTGAAGTTGGAAGTTTCCGACTCGGACGACCCCGTTGAAAAGACCCGCAAGGAATTCGCCGCAATCCTCACGCGCATCGGCGCTCACACGCTCTATATGAGAGACAAGTCTCTCAAGGATCGCTACGACAACGCCAAGGACTGGATCAAAAAGAAAGCCGTTGATAAGGCCGAAGACGACAAGCCGAAAATCGTCAATTCTTTCCAACATCACGCGACGCGGATCGGCAAGTGGTTCTCCAACCTGATCGAAGACTCACGGGAACTCCAACGATTACAAGCAACCTCACGGGCTGACACTCGCAAAGACCTCTCGGGCAAAGACGCATCGAGCGCCAGTGAACGCGATCTCAAAAAGGCCGCCTCAGCGCATGCCGCTGGCTCAGCCGAATGGGAAGCGGAATTAGCAGGCGACATTAGCGACATGTTCCGCCAGCGTCAGCGATAGCTCCAGCCCCTCACCGATTGGAGTAAAGGACAAGTGGATACAACTACCAGCAATATCGGCCCTCAATTAAAGGAGAAAGTAGCCAGCAAGATTGAGGATGCCGTCGAGAAAGCAACTGAGACGTGGAACCTGATTGAGAAAGGCAAGACGGAATCCACGAATGCTCTGGGCTACCGACTGCCCTCATCAGTCGAAGACAACGCTTCGGAGCTGTGGTCTTCGGTTGAAGGCGACGATTTCCCGGAAGGCGATACGGACGTACCCGTCTCAATGAATGTGAAGTACACCCGCGTCTATAAGACGGGCACGATCACGGGTGACGTTCGCAATCACGAGAAGGATCCGGACAAGATCGGCTCGATCATTTCCAGTAAGTTCGGTCGCGCCGTGATGGATTTGAAAAAGTCCATCAACCGGATGCTCTTCGGAGAATCATCCGGAGAACTCGCTCGCATCAGCGCAATCAACACGGGCACGCGAACTATCACCTGCGCGACAACCGTCAACCAGTTCGGCGTTCGCAAGGTCAAGAAGCGCCATAAGCTCGAAGTCCGTTCTGCGGGTGGAGCGTTGCGCTCAACAAACACGGATTACCTCGTGGTCGAGTCAATTGACCGCGACAACGATAACTTCGTGTACAAAGCCGCTCCGGGTCTGGCTGGGGATGCAGCAATCAACGACCTGCTGACGCTCAAAAAGAGTTACGGGAATGCGCTTCACGGACTCGACTATCACCTGGGAAACAGTGGCGTCTACCAGAACGTGACGCGAGGGGCCACGAACCCCGCGCTCAACGCGATGGTCATTGATGCGCAGACGGAATACCTGTCGGCTTCGATGATTGACAAGCTGATCAACGGGATGACGTTCAAGGCGGGCGAGGAGAACTCGGACGACCTGATCATTACCTGGAGTCCGGCGCAGAAGCAGCAGTATTGGAACTTGGGCTATCGCCTGCAACAGATCGCTGGTGGTGCCAAGAAGTTCGACCTCTCGTTTGAGGGCGCGACGCACCAGGGAATCCCGACCCGCGTGGACGTGGATTGCCCGAACAACTCGCTCTACTGCTGGAGACCGTCGAAGCTGAAGCGTTACCAGCTTGAACCCATCGGCATGATCGACATCGGATTCGGACTCCTCAGCCCGAAGAACGCTGCCTCAGGCCAGGGCCACGCCGACGCTTACAACTTCTACATTGGTGGCAAGTTCGAGATCGGATGCCAGACCCCGCACCTGCTGGGTGGCCGCATCAGCAACCTCAACACCGTGGGTCTGCCCGATGGCCGCGACGCCTAAAGGCTGAACTCACCTAACAGATTCGCGCGTCCCCCGCGTGCCACACCAATTAATTGAGAATTGGTTTCAAGGGGCACACGGGGGACACGCGAACCCGAAAGTTAAACGCGATGGCATTTGTAGCAACATTAATAAAAAAGATCGAACCGGCGCATCGCCCCGTGATCGAAATCTTTCATTACACGAAACTCACGACCGACCACACAGGGACAATCGTGTCCACCAACTTGAACCAGGTCACGGCGATTGATCTAGCCTCCGGGGCATCCGGCGCAGCGGCGCGCACGGCAGGCTCTGCCAAGAGTTTTGATCTCTCGGGCATGGGCAACGAGACAAGCGGCGTGATTATCCTCGAAGGCAACGATCTTTAATGAGTCAATACGAACTCAACGACGAGCGGATCGAGACAATCCGTAATTACGAGAAGCCTTACGAGCCGGTTGAATTCCAGGAGAAGTTGACCGAACTCGGCGGGCGCATAGGCGCTGCCGGTGAGTTCACTGGTAAGCCTCAGCTCATCATTGTCTGGGGACCGGAGTTTCTCATGACGCGCTGCGGCAAACTGCGGCCCGTTTTTACCACAGGGCATTTCATCGAGCGCGGAGTTGCGCGCTTCGGCCTCGTGGACCCAAAGACGCGTGAGGTCAAGCGCGTCAGTGAAAAAGTATTTAAGAAGGTCGCACGTCGGCATCCTGAGCGCGTCGCGGTACTTAGAAAGCAGACGGAGCATGAATGGATCGGGCGACCGCGCTGGTTCATCCTGCAATACATCCCGGAACACTTGATCCAGGACAACCCTTTTGATTGGGAACTGGAGCGTCACGACTGGTGGTTCAACCCGGACACGCGCCGAACCGAATGGACCGACATGATCGGCCCCTACCCTTACGACGGTCGCTACGAATTCTTTATCGAAGTCTGCACCGAATCAGGCGAATTTCGTGACTTAGACGAGGGGGTCTTGTCGTTCATTTCATACGCCCTCCAGCAGAGAGAGAAATATCGCCAGACGCAAACCGACGAGGAGGCAGTCAATCAGATCATCGAGGACGCGGAATTAGCGCGCCAGAAATTGGCCCAGGAAGTAAGTGAAGCTCTGGAAGACGAGATCAAGGGGCCGATTGCGCGCGCCATCCTGCAATTGCCGTTTGTCTCTGCCCGGTCTGGCCGTGCAGAGCTACAAAACCTGATGACCAAGCACGGTCGGGCGAGCGAAAAAATCACCATCAATAAAGATGGTCAGAAAGAGGTCTTGAAGATCAATGACAAACGAAGAGTTGGTTGAGCTGCGTGAGAGAGTCGAGCGCGGGCTTAACCCGTCGAATAAGGAAGCGCGTGAACTCCTTGATGACGTTCAAGAGGCGAGAGCGCGTCGCGATCTTGCATTGTCACAGGCCGAAGAGCTGCGCGGGGATTTACAAGAAGCCGGGGCGGTAATCGAGCGTCAGGGCGAAATCATCTCCGAGCGGATTGCTCTCGCTCAGGCTGCGCGAGCCGCTTCAATCAGTTCAACCGAAATGCCGGAGGCTCAAGCCAGGGCTTTACCAGAGCCTCCCTCACATGGCGACCTCGCAAGTGAGCCTCCGGCAGACAAATTACAACCGGCAGCGCCGCCGTCAACCACCGTCGAGCTTTCCGAGCCTCCTTCACAGGAAGACGTGGCCGAAAGCTCCCCTTCCCTCACTGCTGCCTCGACCGAGCCTCCAGCAGAAGTAACGGAGAACAGCTAAATCATGTCTGATTCCACATGGGCAAGCGGCGCTAAAGAGTCGCAGCAAAGATTACTCATGCCCGTCGTTGACCGCATTGGCGACGACGCGCCGGTGATGGACGAGTGGGCCACGCGCTACGGCTTTTCGCCCGCCATCTCTTATGACCTGGCTGATCGCGTTGGAAGTCGCTACGTCGGCTTCGCCATGATCCATAAGCGAGGACTCGCCGTCTTCCGCGAAATCCCGACCGTAATCCGCAACGAGTCGGACGATGCGCTTGATAACGAGAATGCTCCGGGACGCGTCAAGCGCATGCGCTCACCCTACCTGTGCTCGTCTGATCTGGTTCGCTCGTATCACAAGCAGGGCTTTACCGTGCTTGAGACGCTGACGGGGAAAGAACCGAAAGAGGCGTGGAATCTGTTTACGACCGTGCTCGATACGGAAAAAGGCACGCTCGTCAAAACAATTGACCACCTGAAGAATGCCGCCAAAACCTCTATCAAGAATTCACAGTTAAGCCCGGACGCCAAAGAGAAGGCTGAAGAACTGCGCGTGGAGATGCTCAGAGCTTGTCAAATCGCGCACGCCTGGACGACGGCCAAAGTGATGGGTCTCGAAAAAGAGATGGAAGACTCACGCTTAAAGAACGGAGTCGGAAAGAGCGCGCCTGACCCGAAAGACCTGGAGCGTTATCAAGAGATCGAGCGGAGCCTCCCGGAAAACCGCGCCGGAGAGCAACAGGCCGGGTTTGTCCGCGACATCGTGGACGGGCTGGGCCGTGCCATTCAGCAACCAGCGCGCGCGCTACCGGAGATCAGCCACGACGAGCGCGACGCTGAATTAGCGGAGATGCGTCAGCAGATGAAAGTCCTCATGGCGGGTTACAACAGACTCCTCAGTGAGCAACCACCGATTGAAACGCTACAGACTCCACCTCAAGAGACGGCCACCAAGCCTGAGCGCGCCGCGCGCGCATCTCGCGCGCAACAGAAAGCTGAAGACGAGAAAAATCAAAAAGCCGGTAACGCGGACGCTCGACGACTAAATGCCGAAGAACCGGCTGAATAACACTGCGGCAGACTCCGTGGCGTAAAGGCCGATGTGTGGTGATGACAAATGACCTTAGACGAAGTAATCGGCAACATCTACGTCAACTGCGACGGGCCAACCGACGCCGTGTTGCCGCTGGGGTCTGTCATCCCCATCGTCGGCCAGACCAATGCCTACTATAACGCCGGACTGGAGCTTTCAGAGCAGCACTGGTACTTGAAGAAAAAGGATTTCTGGCCGGTCGAGCCGGATGTTGAAATCCCGAACGGCATTACCTACTCTGACGCGCGCAAAGTCGAGATGCGCGACGGCAATGCTCCGGCGCTCGATCCCAACCTTGAACTCTTCGATTCCTACATGCGGAGCGTGGACAACGTAGGTTTTGCCGCGCTCACGGAAAACTCTCACGACCGCGAATACGCTTATTGCATTTACGACACGAATCCTCATCGCATCAGGTTCTCATGGAATCCAGGGCTATACGGCGACATGGTGCGGCTCTGGTACGTGCCCTTAGTCGCCACCCCTGATGCGCTCGATAAGCAGCTCTCTCTTCCCTCTTATTACCACTACATGGTCGCGCATCGCGCCGCTCTCAGGTGTTTGCCGATCATGCTCAAACGCGATAGTTCGCTCGCAGATTTCGTCCGTGCGCAGCAGATGACGCTCGGACTCGAACTGAAAGATTGGGAAGCGCAGTTTGAAGTCTGGAAGCGCACGCCCCGTCAATCGGCGCGCACGCGCATGGGCGCATTCAACCGCAACCGTAGTTGAGTCTGGAGTTAGGAGTCGTAGGTGGCAACAGTGAAGGCAGATTTCGATACCGTGATGAAGGTGGTCATCAAGATCATCAACGCCGGTACGCGTGTGCCCTCCTGGGCAACAACGATTGAAGACGACAGGCGCGTGCCCGAATGGGTCAAAGAAGCTGTGCTCGCAGCCGACACGGCTGTCTGCCTGGCAATCATCGAAACTGAAGGCCATTCGTTTCTGTCGGATTTTACGGCTCCCTCGGACGAGCTGACCGATCCAGGCTCAGGCGTTGAAATCCCCGCGCATCCGGGCGTCTGCGGAGTAGTCAGAGTAAAAATTAATGCGAGCGATAGCGTTTTCGTTCCAGGCAGCCCGGCTGACAGCCTGACGGACATTCTCCAGTTCAAACGAAACTCCATCTTTGGAAGCAAGGGGCATACGGATGGGGCAAGCCTTCTGGGTGGCTTCTACTTCATCCAGGGCAACATCCTGCATTTTACGGGCGCGCGCGCAACCGTTGATCTGGCGCTCACCTATAGTCCCATCAACTTGCCTTACACCTGCCAGGCTCCCCTAGTCTATTCGGGCACAGTCGCCGCCGATGCGGTCTCAAGGCTCGTGACTGAAGGCGACGACGCGATGACGCATTCGATGAACCTCACAATCAGCAAAGGGGATATGGCCTTGATCCGCGGCGGAAAAATAGTTGTTCCGAGCTACACCGCGTTCCTCAAGGCAGCAGAAGATGGCCGCGCTAACTGAAACAGAAGCCGTTGATTGGGTCTATAACAAGCTAAAGCTGAACCAGCAGCCCGTCTCGAACATGACGATCCCGCGCACCCTGGGACTCATTCCTGTTGCCCTGCGCGAGATGGGAGACCTGGTTGCCGCCCGTCCGGACATCGCACAACTCCTCCAGCGCGTGTATACGGTCGGCGTCGTAAGTGGCGTCGGCGACTGCACGGATAAGATCAATTCGACACTTGAGCCGCAGATGCTTTTCCACCGAATAGTTCGGATCACGCACGGCACATCGAAGAAGCAACTCAATATTCTTTCGGATGAAGCGAAGCTCGACGTGTGGCAGACGCCGCTTCTGATTCACTGCGCGTTGAGCGACCGCTCAGTAAAGACACGCAACGTGGACGGCAAGCGCACGACACTCACGGGCACGCTCTATGTCTACGCGAATTTTATTCCTGCGCTCTCCGACATCATGGAGCAACTCAAGAAAATGTTTTTGAATGTGCTGCTTCGGCAAATCTGGCCGGGTGCGCCCGCGCAGGAATTGTGAGGTGTGAGCAAAGTTGATGACCTGGTTGAGCAAGCTTGAATCAATTGTATCCCGATTACTAGATGAGGTCGGAGGAGGTGAACCGTATTTCGATAAGTTCGATGAGTTGATGCGTCACGGCGAAAACCTGGAGATCGTAAAGCGGTTGCTTAAAGTTCAAGGCCATATCGTGGCGTCTGGAAGATTCGGCTCTTACCTGGGCGAGCTTCAACAGCAAGGCGCTCTCCAGTTGAAAGCTAACTTCATTCTTGTCACGGGCGGACTGAGAAAGGGTGCGACGGCAAAAGTAGAGTACCAACGCGCGAGCGCGAGCGGAGACTTCACGTTTGTAGATGACAGCTACTATTCGGGGATCACAGAGCGACAAGTTAAATCCTTACTCGAATCACTAGGAGCTAAAGTCACAAGCACGAGAGTTATCTATGATGGCAGCCCTTCAAAAGCTCCGCACGTTAAAGCTCTATTTCGCTACTACGATAACTATCCCAGACAGGACGCGCGATGAAGAACGAAGAGAGACAGCCTCCAATTCCAGAGCGCGGCGTGCCCGGATTCCTGAAGTGGGATGAGGAGAAAGAGAAAAAGTTTCAGGAAGAGCAGCGCACACTTCGCGCCGCACAGCACTCACTAAAAAATCTCTCCACCTTCCACCGGCGAATCATTGCCGGACAGGCACGCGAGGTGAGTCTTCGCTCGACACTCGACGTGCTGCGCTATGAGCAGGACGAGGAAAGCGTGGATCACACCGAGCGAATCCGCCAGCTTGAGAACCAACTCGCCGAGGCACTGTCAGAGCAGGGGCTGTTCATGGAAGCCTCTACGACTGCCAAGGAATTTGATCTTCAAAGCAAATATAGCGCGATTCATAACGCGATCTGGAGAGACGACCAGGAAGATTGCGCATGCGAACACATGGAAGCAATGGGACCAGGCGGCGCTCGCGTGCGTGTCCTTAAGCACGGCGTTGATGCTCTTCTCACTTCGATCAAGCACGGGCGAGAGATGCCGCTCGTGCGCTGCCGCTGCGGACACTTGAACGTGCGGGCTTTGCCCCGCGAGTTGGCTGAGCACGAGCGGATGCGCGCGCGCGTTACTCAACTCACGCGCGGGCTGACAAAGCACATGGCCGTGAGCGTCACAGCCTCCGGGCAACTCGATCACAGGGGGTTGAAATTGAGATAGATGGTCGAGGCGTTACTCACATACCAGGCTCACGGCGGCTACTCCAGCGCGTATGACGAATTCGAGTTGCCAGCGCTCTACATGGGCGAAGGAAGCGAGAATCTTCTGCCCGGACCAAAGGGCCGCGTCGAAGTCTTCAAGGGTCTGACCGACACAGGCACGGGCGGGCGCGTGCTTTTTAACGTGGGCGATCATATCGCCTCTCTGAACGATTACACTTCCGGCTCCCTGATTAAAGGCTCCGGCACGATTGTCGGCTATACGCACAACTCGCTTTTTTACGCCGGAGCAGGCCGCGTCTATTTCGACGACCTAAGCCTCGGAGCTGCCGCCTCTTCAACTCTGGCGATGCTGCTTGAGTCCAACAACTCCTACACAGATCCGCTCTCAGGTCCCTACCAGGTAGGACTCGCGCAACCCTCCGCGCCGGGACTCACGACCAAAACTCCGAGCGCCGGACTGACGGGCTTTTCGGCTGCGATCTCAGCCCAAGCGACGCGAATTCGTTCCTATACGGGCGGCGAATCTGTGAGAAGCCCGGCTTCGGTTGTGATCGTGACAAACAGTGAGACGGCGCTAGTCTCGTTCCCGCTTCCAGATTCAAACGGGCAGGATCGCTGGGGGCTGTATTTGCCGCATCACGGGTTCCCTTTTGGCCCTTACTTCCTCTTTAGAGAAATCCTGCTGACGGAGTTGGCGACAATTGACGGCTATCCGCGCGCCATCGAGATTGATTACAACGACGCCCAGCTCCAGGAAATCCTTGCTCCGCTCGATCTCTATCCACCGCCAGCGTCAACGCATCTGGCGCACCTCGAAGACGTGCTCGCGGCCATCGGTGGCTTAGGTGACATCTCGACCGGAGTGACAACGACTTCTGGCGGAACCTGCGTTGCGCCAAGCGTGCCGGGCAAGCCCGAAGGCTACCCGCCCGACTGGTACATGTTCCTCATCGAAGCGCCCGTTCACGTGCTGCCCGTGGCGGACGGCTATAGCTGGATTCTCGGCAACCGGAGCGTGACGGCGCTCTCTTACGTCGGAGGGCCTGAGCGTCCTTTGCGGCTTCAGCTTCAGTGGCCGACAACCGGCATTGATGCTCCTCACAATGCGTGCATCGCAGACGGAGTGCTCTATCTAGCGACGCACGGCGGGCCTGCGCGCATGGGGCCTCTCGGACAGGTTGACCGCGAGTGGGCGGCGGATGTGCGCAAGGATATGAAGGCGTGGATTCTGGCCGACACTATCTGCGGCCACCACCTGGACGATAACTTTGTCGTCTACGGGTGCGGGCGAGAACTCTTTGCCTACAGCACGCTCCGGGACGTTTGGTCGGCGAAGCTCAAGATTCCAAATTCAATTCCGGGCAACATTCTCTCCTGCGTCACTGACGGCAAGCAGCTTAAGATCACGCTCGACAATGGCGGCACACTCGACCTCTACAAATTCAATGTGGGCGCAGGCACGACGGCGAAATACGTTTCGGGCTGGCTCTCAACCACTGATGAGACCGAGATGCGGCTCTTTGATTTCCGCGGCTCGATGACGCTCGACAACATAGCGAACCAGATCAGTTTCACATTCCATGCCAACGGCGATGGCGCAACAGCGGTCAAATCTT